TTTTCTGTTGTACATTGATAAACTTTGTGTATCTTTACAGTGTTGAAAATGATGTATAACTAAAAACAATAAGAGATATGAAAGCACAAATTGAAAACAGAATCGAAAACGTAACGTTAGAAGGAATGGAAGCATTGGTTAGCTTGTTGAATGATATTCAGGATTGCAGGGATAAAAAAGAATTAATAAAGAAATTCTCTTCCGAGAATGAGGATGCGACTTGGTACGCCGGTTTTTTCAGAATAGGATTCGGTTCCAACCATATGTGGGTGAAAAAAATCGTGAACGGGGAGATATCGGCGAAGAGATTGATTCTGGTTGAATTTTAAAATTTTTTCATGTATTAAACAAACTTTGAAAGCTATTATATATTATAATATATAATAGCTTTCACCTAAAAAGAAAAAGTTATGGATAACGAGAAAAAGGTGGGTAAGAAGTTCCTGTACGGCAGGAAAAGATTGCATCTGGTGGTCCTGGAAAAGGAAGGATGCAAGGAATGTTTCCTAAAAGATGTGTCGTACACTGATTGCTGTAAAGCGATGAAACATATAGGTCCGTGTGAGGCGAACGTGAGAAAAGATGGAAAGGGAGTTATTTTTAAACTGCTGAAGGAATGACGGAGAGCGTATCGTTATCGGAAAGGACTGAGCTCCTCTATTTAAGGGAGAGGGTGAGGGAACTGGAAGCGGACAACTCCATGCTCCAGGAGAAAGTAAGGGAAATGACGCGTCAAATATCGTTTTTAACGCAGGAAGAAGTAGATTATAACGATTTACACGGCGATGGGGGAGAAAACGAGAATACACAGCTCTATCACATGCTAAAAAGAGAATTTGACGGTAAGGTGTTTCTCGCGATAGAGGAGGGAGGGAGGATCAGAATCCCGGAAACGGGTGAGGAAATCAGGGGTATAAACCTTCTGGAAGGTTACGGGTACGAAATTTTAAGATGAAAAGCGAGGATATTTAATAAACAATATGTATCTTTATAGTGTTGAAAATAAAGAATTAATTAAAAACAAGAGATTATGAAAACGAAAATATTCATGGCGATAGCGTCATTTTTCACCTCCGCTCAATGTGTACGTCCCATGTTCTACGAGGAACCCAATTACGATATGTGGTGGATGGCAGCGGTGTTCTTCCTGCTTGGAGTTGGATTGTGGGTGAACCGAAAAACGAAGTTATAGGAGGTAGTGTCATGGAAAAGAGAAACAACGTGATGTTCATCCAGGTGGGAGGGTTGAGAGTTAGAGTGTCCTCGATCCTCTCCTACCAGATGGAAGAATATAAACACATGGAAAATCCTTCTTTGAGGTTCACCATAAAAGTGGTAACTTCACGGTCCTCTTTCACGGTGAAGGTTAGGAACGAGGACGAGGGGTTGAAGATATTGGAAGAGTTAGATAACGTTTTGGTGTTAAACAGATAAAAATTAGGAACGATGAAATTGAAAGAATTCGTGGATAAGGGAGGGGTTGTAACCCTCAACAACGCGGGAGATTTACAGGAGGTGGTACGGTACGCGGAGAAGGTTGGTTACCCGGTGGCAAAACAGTATACCTGTAGCGGTAATTACCCGTTTTTCTTCCGGGTACAGGACGGGGTGGTCCTGACGAGAGAGGGGGTGAAGGATAACGGGCTGATCATATCAACCGGGGAGTTCTCCTCTAACGTGGAGATGATCCTTCAGGAGGTGAAAGAGAACAAGGGGGAGACAGTGTACGTGAGATGCAAGAGCGAGGAGGAGATGAAATCCTGTTCCGCTTATTTCGCTAAAGTGACGGGGTCGGTATCACCCAAACAGGCTTATACAGGAGCCATGCCCTACTTTAACCTCCAGAACGGGTACATTTACCCATTTTACTGTCTTGAAAAAGGATCAAGAGTGATATCGTTCGAGGAGTTCAAGAGCAGTCTCATGAAGACAGTTCCCGCTAACAAGAAGAACTTCGTGGGGATGCTGGATAAGATTGACAGCATCATGAAGGGGTTGTACGAGTTGAAGAAAATGATCGAGAGTGAATCTCGATAGATGAACATAAATCAATTTAAATTTTTAAAACATGAAAAGAGAAGAGCTAGAGCAACTGAAAGCTCACGTGGAAGGTAACGCCAATTTCATTAATTTAGGGTACGAGTTCGCCAAGAACATGATCATCAACCAAGTGTTGGAAGAGAAGAGAAACCAGATGTTGAACCAGTACGATTTCTCCCATTTCAAGGACGTGATCGTTAACAGCGTGCTGCAACAGGAACTGGAACGTAACCCGCTAGAAGAAGAGGTGAAAGAAGATCCCTCTATCAAACCGGATAAGGATGTTAAAGAGGGTACATCGAAGTAAGGAAAAGGAGGGTGAATCATGTATTACGAGGTTAAAATCAAGTACCCGGAAGTGAACGAGGTTGGTGAGGTGAAGGACGTTAACCGGTCCTTCCTCATCGACGCCATGAGCTTCACGGAAGCGGAAACGAGGATGGTGGAACTGGCCAGGGCGAGGGATTTCAAGGATCTCACCATCAAAGCCATCACTTATTCCCGGATCAACAAGGGGATAAACGAGGTACAAGGGGATGGCGATAAGTTCTTCAACGTCACCGTCACTTACGTGGAGGAAACGGATGGGGGTAAGAAGAAGAATTACCACCTTTATTACCTGGTCAGGGCGAGCGTGCCGGAAGAAGCAATTCCTTTCATCGAACAGGACTGGGCGGGTTCAACCATAGAGTGGAAGGTAACCCAGATCAAGGAATCACCTATCGTGGAGGTGGTGGACCACGAGTAAAGAGAGAAACCACTATTCTTTTTTGATTCATAATTACATTTGGTAGGGGGTTGGGGTGATCCCGCCCTCTATTTTTATTCGTTGATATTTTATAAATCCATGAATAAAGTGTATATTTGGATTGACAATGTTTGGTTTATAAAATGTGTTAGATTTGTGACCTGTCGAGATGATAGATAGCGAGAAAGGGAGGGGAAATCCTCCTTTTTATTTTGATGATAAACAATATATCCGTATATTTACATCGTGTAAAGAACAATTAACTCAGTCCAGGCGTGGCGGGTTCGGTCCTTTATTTTATTTTTCACGCTAATAACACATCTCCGCGTACTTTTTAATTCTTCACCCGCCACGCCATTCTTTTTCACCTTCATTTTGATAATCAATCATTTTTCATTACCTTTCCATCGAAAATGTAAAAAGAAACATCATGGAATCTAACGAATTAAGAAACTTGATCGAGGAAGTACTTGGCGAGCTGGCAACACTCCCCTCTTACCCAACCATAAACCGGAAAGAGGCGGTGGAGTTGTTGATGGGTACGTGCGCCCAGGAGAGCCACCTCGGAAAATATCGAAAACAGATAGGGGGCGGCCCGGCTCTCGGTATTTACCAGATGGAACCGGCCACTTTCGGTGACATAGTGAAGAATTACCTCTCTTCCAAGCCTATTTTGAAGGAGAAGATAATGGAGGTGAGCGGGGTAAAGGAATTTAACTCGAAAGATCTTGTCGACAACGATCGCCTCGCTACCTGCATGGCAAGGGTTCATTATCTAAGGGTGAAAGAGGGGATCCCTTCTAGCTTGGATGGACAAGCTCGTTATTGGAAGAAATACTACAACACACCGCTTGGGGCGGGTACCGAACAGGAATACATGTCTAATTACAAAAAACTAGTTATATGAAATATTTAATCGATTTTCTGAAAAGTGAAGGTTTTCTCTGTCTTTTGATCACCTTCCTCGTTTGCGCTTTTCTAGGTGCCTGGACCGGTTTGGTCGTCGTTCTTGTGATGTGGATCTGTAACATGGGGTACACCGCTCGTTTCTCCCTCTATAACGCCATAGGGTTCGGGTGCGGGTACGCTTTATCCTTGTTTCAAAAATTAATCTAAAAATTTAACGATCATGGCTAGATACGATATATCAACCCCGCGTTCGGGGAACATTTCAGGAATTGGTGGCATTCATTCGTTCGCCGTTTCATTCATGGTGAAGAAGAGCGGGACCGTCAAAGCGAGCGATCTCGGTTTACCTTTCTTCTACGTGGCACCGCTACAGGAAGGTGAGGTCACGATCACCCCTCTAAACAACAGCGAGAAGGTAACGCTACCTTCCGATTTCATGAAGAATAACGTTGGAGGGTTCTTACCCATCCAGGTGAAAGAGATAACATCGGCTAACGATATAATCATAGGGTTATGACATCGATAGGCGTTGGATTCGGCATAGGTCTTCAAGGTAGAAGGGCTGTTGGAGGTAAAGAACCGGATCAACAGGTTCTCCTCTTGGAGGATTCCTCCGATTTCCTACTTGAAGACGATGAAGTTATATTACTTGAAATTCAAAACGAATAAAGAAAATGGCAGGAAAGAAAATATCAGAGCTACAGGCTCTAACCGAGATAACGGGTCGGGAGATTATCCCGGTGGCCAAGGACGGACAGAATTACGGGGTGGAATCATCCTTGTTGCAGGGTGGCGAGAATGTTATTGTTGTCAATGTGAATTGGGAATATAATAGCATGGCAGGGACTGAGATTCCTACCATTCCGGCAGGAACTTATGATAAATTGGTTAGTAACGGTGTTTCGGATGAAACCAAAAAGCCAATCATATTTCACTCCTCTAAAATAGGAATTGAAGGTGTTCCGGTTGAATACGGTGCGATTCAGCGGTTTAATCTTGTTAACAACGTTGAATTGGACAGTGCTACGAATGATATCGTCCTTGAATTTGTTAATGTTGTTGAAACCAACACATCGGATGCGGGTTATGACGTGGTTAAATGGTCGTTAAGAATTACGGAGTATAATAATCTGACGGCAGGAAGTTACAATCCGATTTCCATTTTAAAAAACGGTGCGGGCGATAAATTTTTATCTGACGACGGCACCTATAAGACCCCGGCTCCTGATAACACGGCATTTGATAAATATGCTTTTCCGGCAGCGTGTGCGAACGGTATGGAAGCTATTCCTTCCGGTGCGGCAATCGATCTGAAAAACATGATTCAGGGTTACTATTTTAACTCGAATGGTAAACTTACAGCCAGCGCATCATCCTATTATCAGTACGTGGATATTGTTGAAAACACCATTTTAAGGTTAAAAATTCCAATAAGTGGTGAGGTAATTTATATGCTTGTTCTATTTGACAAGGATGATAACGTTATGGCAACATACCGTAGAAACATTGATAGGTATTTCGTTTTTAACGGTGTGGCCAAAATAGGAATATCGTGTTCCAATACGAGTGAAAATTTGATTATTGTCAAGCAAATTCCGTTTACCTTACGCAACGAGGATATGTCTAACAGGGCTTTATACGAGGCAGCGGGAGCCGTCTACAATGAAGATACGGGTTTCTATGAACTTAACGGTTTGACTGATATCACCGAGGCGGAAATGAGAACGATTTATAGTGCTTATTTCCCCAATTACCCCGATAATGCGACGGCATTGTACTCAAGGTTTCGAATTAGAACGAATTTGCCCGTAAAATCCAACCCCGGTGGATGGACTTATGCGCTTGGAGTATCATATTTATTTGCCGCTTGTTCGCAGCTTGAAGTTGCATTAATGGGCGTGTCGAAATCCTTAGGTTATATAATACCTGTTTATTGTCCGGGTATGTTTCATGAATGTTCTAAACTGAAAACAGTTTTGGGGATTATTGATATGAAACGTACGTCCAGCCCCACAACGAATATGTTTTATAACTGTTTAGCATTGAAGGATGTAAATATTAAAAATTTGCACGATAATATTTCTTTTGCAAATTCCCCGTTGATTTCGCTTGCATCATTACAATATTTGATTGCAAATGCCTCTACTACGGCCGCTTGTACCGTCACAGTTCACGCTGATGTGTACGCGAAGATTCAGGATGAATCACAGGCAGACTGGCACGCCTTGATAACGTCAGCACAAGAGAAACAGATAACATTCGCAACCGCTTAAATTTAGAAAAATTATGATACAGATACAGAATAACGAGGTTTTCTCTGATCAAAACAAGTACGTTCACCGTTTGGGAACCGAGCAGTATTTCAGAAGGTCTTTCACCTTGAGCGGGGATACCGCAGAGAAGTTCGAAGAGGTGGATTCGATCCCGGAAATCGAGGAGGGCATTATTCCAATACAGGAACAGATGCTGAAAGCTCAGCAATTGACGGTTAAAACGATGACGACCATCGAGAACTCTGTCGCACTTGAGATACCTGACCTCTTTCCTAATTTCGTGGACATGATAGGGGAGGCGGTGAAGAAAGGGAATATCCTTAAATATATGGGGAAATTATATCGTGTAAGGCAGGATCATACCGTCCTGGCCATTTACACCCCAGGAATAGAAACGGCTTCCCTTTACGAGGTGATAGATAAAGAGCATGATGGTACGATCAATGACCCCATTCCTTACACCCCACCGATGGAAATTTTCAACAGCAAGTACTATACGCAAAACAGCGTGTTGTATAGATGCACGAGAGATTCAGGTCAAGCCCTAACCCATAACCTCGCTGACCTGGTTAGTATTTACGTGGAAGTGGTTGAACGCTAAAAGTGAAGAATCATGAAAATCTATTACAATTCCAGGCTGGCCAAGATACTGACCTTCCTTTCGAATTTCTCCACCATGATGTTCTTCGGGTACGTGATAACGGAAGGTAAATGGTTGAGCAAGAAAACGATAGCTCACGAGGGATGTCACGCGCTTCAATACCGGGATGTGACGAAAGTGGGCGTACCCTTATCGGTTATCCTCTTTTTCGTTACCGTATCGTACATCGATATCGCCTGGTGGATGCTACTGTACATCTTGATAGGACCCCTCCTCTATTACATCATTTACCTCCTTGAATGGCTAATTTTACTATTCATCATGGGACCTCACGGTGCTTACCGTAACATAGGTTTCGAGAGGCAGGCTAGATGGGTGGCGTCGACGTGGAACAAGCCGGAAAGGGAGAGAAACAGGTACAGGTTCCTCGGTTGGTGGGGTAAGATGAGATAAAACGGTTGCTTTTTCGTTTCATTGTTTTAGTTGTTTGTTTTACCGGGATTTGACGGGTTCATCTCCCGGTTTTTCATCTTCAGGTGCCAGGATAGAAGATCGTTATCATTTATCCAGATGTTGAAGGTGGATGTTCTCACCGTTTCTCCCTTTTCGTTCATCATCTTGATGAAGAGAGAACCGGTGAAGGAAACGGTCTCAACCTCGACGAATTTGACGCGTTTTAGAGCTCGATTACTCGAGGTTACGTGGAAGGATGGATAAACCTGTTCGATTTCTCTTATTCTCTCGTTTAAACAAGTCTTTAACGCCTCTTTCACCTCTTCTGAAGGTCTGTAAATCGTCCCTCTCCTGGTGAAACGACATCGAGTAGCGATCTCACCCATCTTCTCTTGAAATTCCTTATCGTTCATATCCATTAAACTTGTGCGGGTTCATCTTTCAGTTCAACGTTCAAAAGTTCATGTAGGAACTTCCTACCTTTCTCGGTCCAAACGGTTATGGTCTTGCTCCAGGTACCACCGCTGTTGTTCTCCCCGGTAGATGTACGGGTCCTGGTGTACCCTTTATCACAGTAAGGAGCGGTTAGCATCTATGAACCGGATTGGGAGAACATCACTTTCATATCTTTTAACCTCTGGTGAAGGGTAACGGCGGATCTCATACCAAGTTCTTTCGCGATCTGGGTGGTGGTGTAGGTGGTGGGAGCGTTCAGGGTTGATTTCACGTATTTCACGTCCGGTGCCTGTTCGATCAGCTTACCCATCATGTTATGGTTCTCCCTCGTTTTCTCCTCCAGCAATTTCTGTTGTTTCTCGTTCTCCGCCTGTAACCTTTCCTTCTCCTCTTCAGCCTCTATCACCATCATAGCGAGTTCCTTTCTTGACAGGGTGTTATTAACAGATTTATGAAATACCTGTCTGTACACCTCGAACACCGCTCTCACTTTTCTAGCGATGAAAAATTCAAGACAAGAAACGGATAAACGGTATTCATTTGATGGTCTTCCTCCGAGAGGGTTTTCAGGATTTCTCCTTAAAACTTGGTAATCAACACCTTCCATAAAATCATTTTTTAAAGCAAATACAGCGTCAGTCTTTTGTCCATACACTAACGGCCAAACATCATTGAGATTTACTGGGAACTCTTCGTTCATTTTTGATAACCTTAAAATTGAATTGAAATAATCTCTTATCTCATTCTCTCCACTTTCTTTTGATAAAATTAATTTTGTTGTCATATTTTCTTATTTTAAATTTTCAGGCATAGGAAAAGCGACTTCCATATTGCGTTTGCTAACAGATCCAAGAATAGAGATCCTCGCAATAGGTAGTCGCTTGTATTTTTAATATTGAAATACCCGAACCACTATATAAAACTCTATTCTATGTTATCTGTTAGCGATGTAAAGGTAAAAACAATTTTTGAATAAACAAAATTTATCATCACTATTTTCAAGTTAAATTCGTAATCCGTTTATTCCAATAACCTTATCTTTTTGGATAAGGCCTTCCTAGGTTTAACTTAGGGCCTTCGGAACGATTTGTTACGGTGGTTCATTGTTAATAAATTATCAAACTGCAATTTTATAATTTGTGTTTTCAGGATTTTGCCGGAAAACTTAATAATCAATTAGTTAGACGGTGGGTATTTTGGCGCACCATCTGATAACCAACATTTTAATAAAGGGGTTGTTTTAACCCACCCCCTTACTCTTCCCATTCAATTGGAACCGTTGCGATGTAATCTTTTGAATCACCAATGTTATTTTTCGCCTCTTCCTCGGTCGCGTATGGTTTTAAACCACCGAAACATCTACAGGGACTACCGGGGTAATCCCTGTACACGTTCACCCACATTTTTCTTTTCCCGCCTTTCATTAGTAGATCGTATTCATGAGGCATTGTCGCCGTTCGTACCTCACCGTTTAAATCATGGATACATAACAGTTCTTTACCGTTGCATTCATGTAACGCTACAATGGGATCACAACCTTTTCTGTCAAAACAGATAATTCTTACATTATTACCCAGCCGGTTACATACAGTCTTACCTTGTTTCGCTTTTTCAATATCAAATTTCATCTCTTTTTATTTTTATTGTTTATAATTGTTATCTTGATCAACCACGTCGAACACTCTCGCCAGAAAATCCAGACCTCTCTGGGTTACCAGGACTTTCAGAACGGTGAACCCGTCGTAGTAGGATCGGTCGATCCATTTCTCCTTCATCACGAAATAACCTCGATCGACGTATTCCTGTTTGGGTTCATTGCGGCTGGCGAAGAAGATACCTCTATCTCTCAGTTCTTGAAAAAGGGTGTTCCTGCCGAAAGGTAATTGAAGTAACTTGGCGGCTTGACCTATATCAACGAGCTCGTCGGAATCCATCACCTTCTCCATTAGCTGGGCTTTAGGCTTCAAAACCTTGTTCTCCTCTTCCAGCTTCATTCTCGCATCTCTTTCTTCTTTCAATTTCTTCGCTAACCCTATAATCAGATCGGGATTCAAGATGATTTCCTCCAGTTTTTCTGGTGTTGCCGTCATGCCGTATTTTAACAATTCCTTCATTCTATCATTACACCAAATAGCGAAGACGGGTGACAACCATCTGGCGAATTCCATCGCCACATCTTCGTGCATCCATGTACATCCACCACCGGTGGTTCCACCACTTTGTGATTGAATAAGAGCGGTGTCCGATTTTCGGATAACGGTTAATGTTGAAATAAATTCCTTTGTTGAAGGTAATTCTAACCATTTCGCGGGTCGTTTTCCGAAAGGTTTCGCCATTTCGGTGGCGTTAACCATTAACCCGTTCTCATCACTCGCGAAAGTGATATCAGTCCCGTTGTAATTAAAAACTTTGTTTTCCATGTTTATAATTGTTATAATCGATTTATTTTTCTTTCTTGAGCAAGTATATTGAAGTGTAGTTTTCTTTCGGTCCACCCTCTTCCATCGCTTTTAAAAGCTTGCTCAAAGCCAGTTTTCCATCCTTGTCATCGATAACGAGAACGTCTTTTTTCGTCACGTAATAGTTACAGGTATCAACCGACCCGTTACCGTGAGTTTCATTGTTGAAGATGAACTTACCTTTCCCGTTAAACACGCCGACTTCCACCCATTTATCATTATTCCATTTAAAATTGGTGGTTAGAACCGCCTTCCATTCCCCTCGCGGGATACTGATCAATTTTAGTGTGGCTGATATCGCCGATTCCTTGTAAGTGAACATGCTATCGCGATTGTTCACATCGTACCCACCTATATAGAGATGCTGGTAGGATCCTTCCTCGACCTTGTATTTACCCTTACATTCGTACCATTCATCGTACAAGCTTGAAACCATGAACGTTGATGCAGAGATACCTATCACAATAACTAATATCCAAACTAACGCTTTCATATCTTTCATTTTAGAGGTTCGTTATTTTATTCTCTCGTTCTTCTTCAACCCGTAAATGGCCACGTATTTCTTATCCTCGTCAGTTTTACCCATCGTCTTCAGCCATATCGACAAGGATAAAACACCCTTCTTGTCCTCTATTACTACGCTCCCGTTTCGCAGTACCTTGTAGTAACAGGTATCGGTTTGTGTCACCCACGTTCTCGGATTCGTGAACTCTCCTATGAAATGACCTTTACCATCGAGAATGCCGGATTCAGAGCAAGAACCGAGAATGCCCCAATCAGTTGTTAAAACGGCCTTTTGGATTTTACCACGTAAATTATTTACCCTTAAATACCCGGTCCAAACCCCTTCATCGAAAATGAAAGAATTATCACTGTCCCCTGGCAGGCATTTACCAACCAAGGTAATATCGTACCTACCTTCACTTAATTTTGAATTGTCACATGCAGCCAGTAACATCACGGCTAAAAATACTGATAAAAGGTTGATTGTTTTCATAATTCTCTTGTTTTAAATATTAATAATTTTGTTCTATTTCAACACTGTAAAGATACACGTTGTTTATCTATTATCCAAATATTTTCGGAGAAAATTTGATAGATAAGATCTATCGAATTAAATTGGATGTAACGGTAAAACATCCTTCACATTGGTTACGAGGATGTTCATAGTGTCAAGGTTTTTCACCTTTTTGTGATAAACTCTCATAATCAATGTGTTCATATTACTTTTCTTCACCCTCATCTTTTCTCCTTCTTTTCCTTTTAGGACACAGTACATCTTGGATCTCATCTATCTCTTTTTTGATCTTTTTGGCTTGAGCCGATAGAGTTCTTACTTGCTCGTTTATCTCGTCTATCTCTTTTTTTCGCTTGTTGTATGCTTCTCTCAGTGCGACTGTTTCCTCGCATTGATCAAGAGCTGCCGATTCGAGGGCGGCGTCACGAACCATCTCTGTCAAATTCTTGTATTGCCTAATTTTCTTGCCTAATTTTTCCTGTAATTTTAATTTCTCATCATCTTGTAAAGTGTTCATAATCTAATAATTTATCGGTTACATATAATATATTTGCTCTGTTTGTCGGTTTGATATCGATCAATCCTTTATTGTATAATTTATTGATATTTATTCTCATTGATTTTTCACTTACCATCCCCAATTTCCTTGCGATTGTCTCATTCGCCCAATTAAATTCTTTCCTGTCATAAAAATAGGATACAATTAACGCGATGATATATAGCTGGGTGAAGTTTAATTTATGGACCTTGTTTAGTGGGAACAACCAAGTTGGAAACGATAAATAGGTTTCATTGTTTTCTTTGATAAGGGTTTTTCTTAATAGCCATTTATCGTTCCTTATTTGAAATTTCTTTGACTCGCTATCCCAAAAAAGGATATCAGCATATTTTTTGATTAAAATATTTAATTGCGGATATGAATACACGGATAATTTAGAGTACTGAAGAAGAAAATCACGCCTACTTTTTACTTTTATCTCGGTTTGAAGGGTAAAGATTGATGATATAAAGAACTCGCCTTCCAGCGTTAGCCCTAACTTTGAATAGTCATAATTATAAATAAGAATACATTTTTCCCTTTTCATAAAACTGTCTTAAATCTAACTTAATTTGGAAATGATAACGTTTAGAAAGTTAGAAGGGCGACAAACCCATAAAACTAAAAATTATCATTTCCAACTGTAAAAATACGATGAAATTTTTGGATAAACAACAAATATACAAAGTTTATTTAGAAAATCGCTCCAAAATGACCGAGCAAAAAAGTTGTACATATAAATATTGGGTAAAAAAGTCACTACAGCAATCCCAAAACGACCGAGTAAAACAAGAAATTTAACGTGGTATAAAAATGACCGGGCAAACAGCTGTACATATAAATATGGTATAAAAATGACCGGGCAAACAGACGAAAGGTGGTATAAAAATGACCGGGCAGATGGTATAAAAATGACCCCTAATAAAGATAATATCGGTATTTATAAAGATATTCGGATATTCAATAAATTGAATATCCTATTTAAACGGAGTAAAGATATTCACGGATTCGACATGTTCGAACCCGGTTCCGGATGAACCCGTTCCGGGTGATTTCATCACCCTAAAACGGATCCCCTCGGCATAGGGGTGGGGTGGTCACCCTTCAGGTGGACTCACCCGCACCCTGACACCTCACGGTCTGGGAAAATTAGAGGGATAAGGAAAGGGAGGGAACAAAAATTAGAACCTCCTAATTAAAGGATGAAATAAGAGGATCTGTAATTAAAAATCAAAAGGGGTGGGGTGGTCACGAGTCTGAAAATTCCTTAAAAAGTCTTACAAAAATTTTTAAGGGTCAAAACCGAGTTTTCTGGTACTGATATAATCGAATCTTGAATTTTTGAGTTATAGAAAATAATCCGTATCTTTATCACGATTATATCACCCTTCAAGAGAAACGGGGTGTTGGTTAGAATAAAAAGAGAGAATATGATACTTTATAAATTTTTGAACGCCGATAAAACGGCTACCGCCAAGTACGTGACGGATTCCTTCTATGACGTGAACGAGAAAAAATCGTTGAAACAATTTTACGTGACAGAACTGAGGGAGGTATCTTCCGGGATCGTTAAATCGGGTATCAACATCGAGATCGGCATGTACCACGAAGCACAGCTAATCGGTATGGCGAAGAAAGCGGGGTTGGCGTTGGAGAAATGGTCAGATAACACTTTCGTTGAAACGTTGGTAGTTATCCCCACCCAGAAGAATATGACTTTCACATCGCCCACAGGTAACATCAAACAGGGAGCCGCTCTGAACTTCGCTTGGACGGCGGTTGTTAACGCCAAGTTCTACGAGGTGTTCGTTTACCCGGATGGTACAGCGTGTGATTTCTCAAAACCCACCTTCACTGTTACGGCAGGTTCTATCGCTTCCACCAATACGTATCCTCTAGGAAAGGTCAATTACGTGGTACTGGTTCACCTGAAGAACGGGAACGTGGAGAAGAGCCAGGTCGACTCGTTCACTTCAACGGCAGCCTAACAAAATATCGGACCCGGATTGATTCCGGGTTCATCTTTCATTAAACAATAAAACGAGATGAGTAGAAAGGTAAGAAATAACAATTCAGCGAGGGAACAATCCACGGATTACGACAAGGTGATAAAGAGTATCACCTCTATGTCATTCTCGGAGCTCAACTCGCTAGGCGAGGCTATCCCTACCATCTTGAACTCGAAATTACAGGCTTCCCTCGCATCGGATGATGTTGAGAAAGCGATAGAGGCCGGGTTGTACGTGGAGAAACAGCGGATCAGATCGACCGAGCAGAACAAATCCATCTTCTTCTTACCCGATAGCGTCGCCTATTCAGGAAGGGGGTACAAGGAAACTCTCAGTAGGATATCGTTCCAGACCCTTCAGAGAATGGGTAACCTCTATTGTGTGAAGAACGTGATCTCAACGCGCATCGAACAGATAACCCGTTTCCTCAAATTCTCTAACGATGAACAGAAGGAAGGGTTCACCATTCGAAAGAAGAAATCCTTGTTCGATTCGGGAGAGGAACAGGGAAAGATGACGAAGGGGGAGAGAAAGCGGGTGGAGAGGATAGTTAATTTCCTGGAGAACGGTGGTGAGACTGATAAATGGGAGATGTCCGATTCTTTCGTTACCTTCGTTAGAAAGATCATGCAGGATTCCCTTTCTATCGACCAGCTCGCTTTCGAGATAACCAGGACGAGGGGTCAGGAGCTTCACCAGTTCAAGGCGATAGACGGGAGCATGATACGATTCCTTGACACGATAGATCCCAATTACGCTTCACAATTCGAGAGGTACAGGTACAAGGGCTACCTTCCTAAATACTGCCAGGTTTTCGACCAGCAAATCGTTTTCAACAAGCAGCTCGGAACTTACGTGATGTACTATCCCTGGGAGCTGGGATTCGGCGTGCGGAATGTCGGAACCGATATATGGCAGAACGGGTACGGGAGAAGCGAGCTCGAATCTTTGATAGAGATAATCACGTACATCTTGAACGGGGTGCAGTATAACGGTAACTTCTTCAAGAACGGGTCAAACCCGAAAGGGTTCGTGAATATAAAGAACATGAACACGAACTCGACGGCTTTAAACGATTTCAAGCAGAAGTGGAGACAGATGCTTACGGGTACTGAAAATGCCTGGAAATTGCCCGTTTTCTCCGGCTTGGATGTCGAATGGATCCCGATAGGGGCAAATAACAAGGACATGGAGTTCGATAACTGGACCAAGTTCTTGATAGTACTTCTATGCTCTGTTTACCGGATAGACCCGAGCGAGCTTGGATTTCAATTCAGGGAAGCGGCTAACGTGTTCGGACAGGACGGCCAGAAAGCGAGGTTGGATCATAGCCGCCAGAAAGGTCTGTACCCTCTATTGATATTCCTTCAGGATATCATAAACAAGTTCATCGTGTCAGAGCTGGACGAGGAAATGGAGTTCGCGTTTACCGGGATAGAGGTGGAGGACGAGGAGAAACAGGTCAAGCTCGACGCCGATAAACTTTCAGCCGGTATGGTATCCATGCAGGACATGTTCCGGAAATATTCAGGGAGGGAGTTCGACGAGAACAAGGACATAATCCTCAACCAGGTGTATCAAACCCAGAAGCAGATGTCGATGTACGGTGGAGAGGGGATGAACCAGATGGTTGACGAGCAAACCGGAGAGCCGGAAGCGGGTATCGCGAATCCTTTCGAGGAGGTGGAAAGAAGCATGGCGTCTAACCCGATTTTCGAGAAGGCTTGCGAGTTCATAGATAAAAGTTTCAATGATGAAGGCGAGAGATAGGAATTACAAGGGGTTGATCATCGTGCTGGCGTTCTTGCTAGCGGCGTTGTTCATATACGTTAACCGACCGGCCGTGATCGATGACAAGAAGGAGAAAGATGAGAGGGATAAGAAAGTTATCGATTCGCTAGGTAAGGTTAACGACGAGCTACTGAAATTTATCGACGAGCAGAGAAGGAGAGAGGGAGATGCTCGCGAGAAGTTCAAGAAGGAAACCGAGAAAATGAAGAAAGAGCATGATAAGAAAATTCGCGATCTTAACGATCTTAGCCCTGACGAGCACGTTCGCTTTCTCTCAAGAGAGTTATCCGAGAAAGATTAGGCTGGATGGTGATACGTGCGTGGTGATATCGATACCCCAGTTAAAGGTGGTAAATTCTCGACTACTGGAGCGGAGGTACTTGAAGATGGCGATCGATAGTTTGAGCGTTTACGCCTCCAATCTGAACGCTTTTATCGAGGTGAAGAACGGTCAGATCGATAGTATCGCGAAATTAGCTTCGAATTATCGGTTTAAACTGCAAAACGAGATGATTCTGAACTCTAAATACAGGGAAGAAAATATCGAGCTTAAAACAAATATAAAACGGAAAAAGCGAAATTTTTGGATCGCGATCGGTTTAGGATTTTTTACCGGTTTTTTACTGGCGAGATAGTTGGAAAGAATAAACAAAGTTTATATTTTTAGATCAGAAAAATAAAATAAAAATTGTTATGGGTTTTATAGAAGAACAAATACAGAAAAACATAGCGAACCGGGTTGCCATCGAAAAAGCGATGGGCAGGGAGTTTACTGAGTCTGATTGCTTGGATTTATTAGAGAAAGCCGGTAAAGCCGCACAAATGGGCGAGGTTCGTACTTGGAACGGAAAAGAGTATATCAAGACACCTAAGGGTTGGAGACCGAAACCGAAAGGCTACAAGGAAGGCGAGAAGAAGCAGGAACTTACTGAAGCTGGAAATCCGGTTGGAAAACCTGAATCCGTAACCCCTAAGAAAGTGACGGATCAATTAAAAGTTGGTGATCGCGTCATGTATAACGGAAAGGAAATGACCCTTACCCGTATCAGCAAGGACGGACGCTTTCAGAACGGGATTGAGATGAAATTCGTGAATGAAGGTGATTCAACACAGACCGGTGGTAAAACTTTACTGGGAAACATGATGTACGCTAAACCGGTGAAGGAAGAAAAAGATGATCGTGGGAATAAGGTTGAACACAAGGATGCGAAAAGGATCGCGGAAGGTGATAAGAATGAAAAGAGAGAATATGCGTCAATGGATATCAAGGAATCCAAAAAATTTTTGGTTGGAAAGAAAATAACATTCAAGGAATATTTCTCGGACGGTAGAGGTTCTTATAAAGATGGTGTGGGTGAAATTGAGAGAGTTCGCCTTTACGGAAAAGAAAAGCAACCAATCGCAGAAATTGGTTTCCCTAATGGTGATGGAATTACCATTTCACTTGATCAACTTGATAAACGGGAGGCCATGGGTTATAAAATTGAGTTCGATGATAATCAGAAGTAAGGTTAAAGTAACAAAAAAATCATCAACTTAGTCATGGAAAAGAAAGTGGCCGGAATTGATATAAAGACGGTCAGACCGATCGTCAAGAAGGAACGAACGGGGGTTAAAGATCCCGTTCGTTTTCCTGATGTCATAAACGGCTATGAAAACGAGACAAAACGGATGTTTAATGAAAACCTCAACCTTTTATTCGGAGATCTTGTGAAAAAGATGGTTGAGATGGTCAGGGAGAAATAAACGCGTATGCTTTTCAATAACGAACAGATACAGGAACTTCTATCACTGGTGGATTTCAGGTTCGCCGATTTGGTTTGGAAGATATTCGGACCATCCCATCTAACCTCGCAGGACAAGGAGAAGCTGAGAAAGTTCGGGGTGAACCCTTCATCTCTCGTTAAAAAAATACCACCCTACTGGGCCAACTGGATGTTCGGCCTTTTATCAGGAAAACTGAGCGATTATCAAGCGAAACAAATAACGTACAAGGATCTTCTCGATTACCTCGCGAGGCGTCAATACGAAACGCCGTCCAAGAGGGAGGTAGAATCCTACGAGGTGGCTTGTAATCGTACCTACGGTTACCTGAAGGGGCTCGGTGATAAGATGAAGAAGGACATATCGAGTTACATCTCCGACGCCGAGCTTCAAACGAGGATGGAACAGGAGCGGGTTATAAAAGAGGGTATGAAGAGAGGTATCCTCGAGAGGGAAACCACGAAACTCATAGCTTCCAAGATAAGCAACCAGCTAGATGATTGGTCAAGAGACTGGAACAGGATTGTCGAGACCGAGTATCAGGGCGTTTTCAACATGGGGAGGGTACAATCCTACATGAGAGAAGGAGATGGTGAAGACACGTTAATTTACTTCGACGTGTTCCCGGACAGTTGCCGTCACTGCATAAGACTATACTTAACCGGTGGAACAGGTAGTGAACCTAAATTATTCACTATCAAGGAATTGATGGGAAACGGAACCAATATAGGTAGAAAAGTGAACGATTGGAAACCGACGATTATAACCAGTACCCATCCATTTTGTAGGTGCTTGGCTAGAAGGTACATGAAAGGAGATGTCTGGGATAAAGAAACGAGAGCGTTCAAGCAACCTGAAAATTACGAGAGAAAGGTGGCGCCTAAAGCGAGGGTCAAAATACAGGTCGGTGATAAAGTTTTTAACGTTTAAAATTGTTTAAACCGAAATAAAGACTTATTTTTATCCGAAATTAGTCATAAACAGAAAGATAATGGAAGAAACAGGCACTCTCGTGAAGTTGATAGTTGATAACGGTATAACTGTCGTGCTAAGCGCGATCACGATAATCATATTCTTGAACGTTTTCCGGAAAGCGACTAGAAACTGGGAGAGGATGGAGAAAAAGAATGATCACCTCATCGACTTGATAGTGGCTAAAGGAACGGCCGGTGATTACATGGAGAAGCAGATAGAGATAAATAACAACATGCTTTCCATATTGAAGGAGATAAGGGAGGGTGCGACGAAGGAGTGCACGATAGAGCAAGTAAAGACAACGACAAACGCTCTTTTCGATCTCGCCAAGTTCACTATGTTCGAGGAGGTGAAACGGATAAAAAAGGAGAATCATCTAAATAACAGGGCTGCTGTTGACACGAAAGTGAAAACGATAGTTCATCAAAGAATAAATGACAGGAAAAGTAAATTGTACAATTATAATTGGAAAGGCAAACCTTTGAGTGAGTTTAACTCCGTGTCGAAGGCCGGTATAGCGGACATAATGATGGGGGAACTCTATTCTCCTGACGATTTCTCGGAAGAGAGGGTGAAGCGAAATATCGAACTTTTCTATGATAACATGAAACTTGATTTATTCAATGAAATTGTGGCGTATAATAATTTATAGTATGAACTGGTTGAGAAAGATACTTGGAAGGAAGGCGGGTAATAAAGAGGAGAAGATTTCCCGTTACATGGAATTACTTAAAAGCATGGATGTCATCGAATTGGAAGCCGACGAGCTGGCCGATTCTTTCCGTTTAAATAAATCGATGGTTGATAACGTGAAAGGGTGTGACGTGGACGAGATGGATAAGAGGTTAGAAAAGTTTGATGAGTTCATGGTGTGTCATAAACAGGATGTTCACGAGCTCCTGAAAGCGAAGATGGAAGTGGAGGATGAGATGAAGAAATTGAAGGAAGATCCATCTATCGCGAAAGATATTGAGTGCATTGATGCGTATTTTAAGGCGAAGAAGATGTATAAATCACGGAAATCAACGCTTGCCGAGTTCAATGAATCTATCAAGAAAGCGAAAGAAGGTCCTGTCAAATACTCCGACGTGCTTGTTTTTGACGGTTCGGGTAAGTTATTGATCCTTCATCGAATACAGGACGGTAAACATTGTGAGGGAGGTGAGTGGTGCATCCCCGGGGGTCACGTTGATCCGGGTGAGGAACACCGTGAAGCCGCGGAAAGGGAGTTGAAGGAAGAAACGGGCCTGAAGTTAACGATGGCACCCGATCCGGCTGGGTTCTACAATGACGATGAAGCTGATATTCATTATTACCGTGCCTTCACTGAAGAGATGGAACCCTCCATACTGGTTGACAGCACGGAGCATGACGGGGTGGAATGGATAGATTTGAAAGATATTGATAAGTACGATTTCATATTCGATATGAAAGATAACCTTAAAAAATTACTCGGCATGGAAGAGAAAGAAACGAAAGGCCCGGACACGATAGAGATACTCGCTAAAGCGTTAAAGTCCGACCAGATAACACCCGCCATTTTCAAAGAAGCGGTGGAGAAAGCTAAAAATAAAAATTATTTCTCGGAGAAAGAACGTGGTAAACTCGCTAAAGAAGGTGAGGCGATGCCTAACGGGAAATACCCCATAAGAAACGCTCAAGATTTGAAGGACGCGATCAAGCTGGTCGGGGCATCGTCAATGCCGGAGAGCGAGGTCAAGGCGTGGATCAAGAAAAGGGCGAGAGAGTTGAATCTTGAAAACGAGTTGCCGGAAGGTTGGAGAGATGTCGAGAAAGCGGTTGGAACGGAACAGGCCGAAACGATCGCGAGAGAATCGTTGGACGGTGAAACGAAGGATGACAGGGTTGAGAAATCATCATTCTCTATTCGCGTTGATTTCGACGACTTGGAGAAAGCTGATCTTTTCAAATCGATGGTTGAACAGTACAAGTCGGAAGGTGATCTCGGCATAACCGGGGTTGATGTCATCGATGATGAAGGGGCGGATAAAGAGATTTTTCGGGATTATCTGAATTTTATCGAGGGTGCTAAAACGAGGATCAAGAACCTGCACTGGACGGAAGAAGATAACGCGAAACACGTTTACCTCGATGAATTGTCGGAAGAGGTATCCAAGTTCGAGGACAAAATAGCGGAAGCGGGTCAAGCGAATTTCGGCAGGTTCAAGGACGGTGAGATAGCTGGGATGGATATTCAAACGAGCGACCCTATCATGATCGTTGATCTCCTACTTGATATGACGAACGCTTTCCGGTCCAAGTTAAACGAAAGACTGGTTTATAACGGTGAGATTTCGTGGGTGGATGACTTCCTCGCTACCTTGAAACAGAGCAAGTATCGTTTACAATTACATTAAAAATAACGGGTCTTAACAGACCCGCTTTATATTTTCACAACCATGCTGAACGAATTATTCAACGATATAAATAAAGCCAAGAACGTCGCTTCTATCGGTGAGAAACGGAAGTGGGGCGATAGGTGGTACATGAAGACCCCTCGTGGATGGGTGCTTACCAACGAGGAAGTGAATAGAATGGTTGAGGAGGATTTTCGGGCGAGAGAGGAAGAACTTGAAAGACGGATAAACGAGGATCCGGAATTTCGGGCTCGCTATCAAAAAGATTACGGGAAGGGGTACACACCTTTCGTTCATTTAAAAGGAAATATCTCGGTAAAAGAAGTAGCGGGTATCCGTTTAAGGAATAGCGGGGTCGACACGAAGGCGAAAAATTTGATGGCGATTTTCTCGTCGAGCGAGAAGCGGTGGGTTATACCGATGCTGGAAAAGAATATCCCTCTAACTGATAAGATGAGGGAGGTGATTAGAGAACATGGTGGATGCGAGTTGTATTTCCGGAAAACGAAAAATTCAGCACCGGTCAGGGTGATAGTTGAGATGGATGCTAGCGGTCGTTTCAGGTTCATGGAAGCCACGAAAAGGGAAGGGAAAGTGGATGAATGGAAACCGTCGGTTGGTTCGGTTCTCGATTTGGGTTTATCCGAACCTCATTTTTACAGTATCGATCTTGCCATGCCTTTCAAAGATGAAATAGAGAAGGCAAAGGGTGCGGTTATCGGGGAAGAAAGAGAATGGGGTGGAAAGATTTATGTTAAAACTGTTAAAGGGTGGAGACCTAAAGGAAAAGGTGTGAAATCATCGAAAGATGACGATGATAAAACACAGCAACCTTCTAAAATCGAAGTTCAAGGAGAAGATAAAAAAGCGATCCTTGAAGGGTACGCCTCTCAAGCGACCGATAAGCAACTTGAAACCGCTATAAATAAACCCGGTCAATCTGAAGAAGTGAAGGGTATCGCCAAACAGGAACTTGAAAATAGAGGGAAAGAAGTAAAGGAGGGCGAGGATGGGATTTCTTCGGCTTTAAATAAGCTGTTACAAAGCGATGAATTTGATGATGGATTCAAAAGGTTGCTTCAAGCAAAACTCGACGAGAGAACAGCTAAAAAACAGGAAAAAGAGAAGAAATCAGAAGAGAAGAAAGAATTTGAATTATTCAAGAAAGAGGTAACCGAAAGGTTGGATAAACTTGAACAAGAAAATTCAGGGCATAAACAGATAAAGAAAACCGGGATAGTCGTTGATGGTAAGAAAATTTTTATCACGATGGATGGTGATCGGTATCAGGCAAAACGTGGAGGTGAAACGTTAAAATCAGAACCGAATGAATCATTATCAAGCTTCAAGGATAAAGTGAGAAAGAAATGGGAGGGATCGCTAACAAACAATCATGATACCAAAGAGACAGAGCCATCTAACAAGGATAGATTACCACGATCACCTGAAGTTGAATCAGCAGTAGATCGCGTTAAAAAAATTATCAAGGACTCTGATTTTAAGAAAGGTGACTCATATAAGGTTGCATTTAAAAATCCTGAAAAAGCTTTGCAGGCAACCCCTTTAAAGGATGTTCAATTACAAATAAACGCCGCCCTTCTTGATCGCGGTCTAAAACCCATAATGGAACCTTTTATGTTTACGGAATACGGTGGGGAGAAATATAAATCGTATGATCAATATTTCATGGCACCCGGAGAGGCGGGACGTATTTACAGAGAAAACCTCAGGCCTGCGGCATCATCACTGTCGAACGATGAGTTCGAGGCGATGAAACGTTACGGGAAGGGTATGGATAGTGTTATAAGAGAGCTGAACACATATGGTGAAGTAAGATCCAGTTATGTCGAGGACTATAATCTAAATGAGGATGATGTTGACGATTCAATAAAATGGAATAAAGCCTTGGAGGAATATCTTGATAAGAATAGATTAAGTGAAAATCTTATTCTTAGTCGAAGAATGGATTTTTCTACCAAGGAGAATCCATTTGCGAAATTAAAACCGGGTGATACTTTCACTGACCCTTCATTTAGTTCATATTCTCTTCAACAAATGAAAAACTTTGGTGATTTTCAGGTAACTCTCCTTGCTAAAAAGGGGCAACCAGTAAGTCCAATTAGAACGGAATGGATTTCGGAAATGGAATATCTCACGCAAAAAAGATCTACGTTTAGAGTTATTGAAACTGGATTTAATTCGATCGCCGTTGAGATAGTTGATTGATATATGAATTATTTATATCTTTATATAATGGAAGAGGGTAGTTTAATAAGAACGGTAAAAGAAACGGATATCACGGGCATAAAATTCAATTATAGCCGTGATAAATCGAATAACGATAATTCAATCTTCGTTAATGCTATCAATAAGATCGGTGACGGGATTGAGGAATTAGAACGTGATAGAACCGGTAAAGAAAGTTAGAATATAACTATTTTTATATGCAAATTTTCACTTACAAGAAAAGGGATTTTGATAATCTAAACATACACGCCACCTGGATAGATAATCAAGGGTTATTCTTCCTGAGCGATATTCAAAGTAGAACGATGCAACGCTGGGTATTAATGGGATTTGATTGGACGCTTGGATACAGAACGTACCCCGAGATGATTGATTTGGCTAGAAAATTGAAGGCGATTCTTTGCATATTCGAGAACGGTAAACTACTTGAATGCTTCGATTTCGAGGAGGATCTCGTCCTGACCTACGTTCAAGAGATAGCGGTTAACGACCCGCTTGAGAACGCTCCCGTTTGGAACGAAGGCGTTGGCGGGGTTATCGATGCACCGGAAGACGTGGTGATAGACGAAGAGATCCTGTTGCGATTCACACCTCTGCCCGGATTTATATTCAAGGGATGGTATGATGAGAACGCGAAATTGATATCAAACGAGCAAGATCATAAATTCACGGTCAAGAAATCTGAAACGATAACCGCCAGAGCGCAGAAGAAGTGGTACACGGTAACCGCTACGAAAGGCGATTATATAGAATCCGTTGAAGTCGGACCCAGCCTACCTCCAACACAGGAAGGTAACGGTACTATGAGGATAGCTCACGGGGAAGGGGGCATCCTATCTTGTACCTTGTTACCGGATACGACTGATTATACTTATGATTTCGACGGGTGGTACGATAGCAACGTGAAAGTACAGAATGAAGGTACGACGGCAGCGATAGATCCGGTAATCAAGAACATAAACTGGACCGCTAAAGGGAAAAGAACGGCAACACCGGATTACTCGTTAACGGCAAAAGCGGTGTTCAAGGCGATAGGTTCTGATACCTATGTTGAATCAACGGAAGGTGGAACCGTCACACCAACATCCGGTTCATATAAAAACGGGGTGAAAGTAACACTAACATCCGAGGTGGCGGCCGACACGGAAACGGCGGGGTATCTATTTGACGGTTATTTCACGGGGATGAACGATGGGAATAACCTGTCGTACAGCAAAACTTACGGTATAACGATAAGCGGTAACACGTCCGTTTACGCTAGATTTAGCGCGGCTGAGAAGAGCGGAAGTTAGATGAAAATGAAATGAAAATGATAGAGAATAAATTTAATTTCTGGATCCCGCTTGATATAGAGAAGGCGAGATCCAATAAAGAAAAAGAAGATGATTCCCGCTATGACAACATGGTGTTCGAGGGCGTGGCGAGTGACGATAGCGAGGATGATGAAGGAGAATCGATGAATCCAAGCGGGTTCGTGCTGGATAGATTCCTGAAAAGCGGTTTGTTGAACCTGGACCACCTAACATCGAGGGCGAAGGAGAATAAGTCGCGGTTCTGGATAGGAGAGCCCATCGACGCCTACGTGAAGGATAATAAATTTTTCGTGAAAGGGAAATTGTGGAAGAAATCACCCGAAGCGAGGGCGTTCTGGGATAAGTGTATCCAGATGTCAGAGTCCGGTTCATCCCGCAAGCCGGGAATGTCGATAGAGGGAAAGGTGATAGAGCGGGATAAGATGAACCCGAGAAAGGTGAACAAGGCGTTGATAACGAACGTCGCCCTAACCTTTCAACCAGTCAACACCAATTCGTTTTTCGATATCGTGAAAGGTCGCCAATCGAAGGATTTCATCGATTACGAGTTCGAAAGTGACAAGGATTTTGACGAAAATGACAAGGTGATACTTGAATGGGAAGATGAGAGAGGTAACCTTCTAATGTTGGATTCAAAATTTAGGATCAAGGTGAAGAAAAAACCTTCATACAAGGTGGAAACGATCGAAAAGATGGCGAAAAGTTTCTCAGAAGGATCGGTTTCAGAGAGGGTTTATATCGATTTCATTAAAAAGATAGAGAAAAATTTCCGTTTGTCAAATTAATTGATTATTTTTATCACAAAATGTATAAGTTAGAAACTAAATACTTTAAGAAATGAAACCTATTACGAGTGAAATAGTGCAGGAACTGCAAAAAAGGGGGATTTCTTTGGATCAATACTGTGGCGACGAGGTCGTGAAAGCGTTGTTGGACGCTGAGTTCGATCACGATTATATTTTGAAGAGCATTGATAACGGGGACATCACCACTTTCGCTAAATCAAAGTACACCGAGAAAGAGGAAATCGAGTACGATGAGAAAAAGGCGGGAGAACACGAAAGACGTGACTTCGAAGAGGGAAAAGAAGAGGGTGAGGAAGAAGAAGAGGGTGAGGAAGAAGAAGAGGAGAAAATCGAAAAGAAGAAAAAGGATAAAAAAGATGTCGAGAAATCTGAAGGTGAAGAGATGAAGAAATCCATCGAAAATGACCTTTACAAATCTCAGCGTGAATTTTTCGACGAAGTTAACGCTTCGTTGAGCGAGATGAAGGATTTGATGAAATCGATGGGTGCGGAAATCGAAACCCTGAGAAATCAGCCGATGCCTTTCCGTTCCGTCGATAAAGGTGCCGTTTTGGAGAAATCTTTCGGTGTCAAAACAACGGACGAAGGGAAGAAAGTTCTATCCAAATCAGCTCACCGCGAACCTTTGAAACGAATTATGACTGAGTGTTTCGAGAAAGAAGAGGATAACGAGATGAAAAAATCGTTAGCTAACGATATCCTGTCTTATTCTACCGGAACGATGTCACTTTCACAAGCGACCATCGATTACCTAGGCAAGAAAGGTATCGAAGTAGTTGAATAATTTAATTGAATCAGAATAAAATATAGTAAATATGGTTGGAGAACAATTTGATTTAAATGGAGTGACTCCGGGAATCGACCGGGGAGAGTTCTTATCCGCCGATATTCTGAAGGCCATGGAAGCCGGGTTACAAACCGGTATGCAATACGCTAACACCTTGAATAACGGTGGCGGCTTGAAAGTGGAGTCTTTGGATGGCGTCATCAAGGTGTTGGAATACACCGAGAAACAATTGGTATTGTGGAAAAACATCGGTAAAAAGAAAATCTACAACACCGTTCATCAATACAATCAGTTAGTGAAATACGGTAACAATATCGGGATCGCTAACTTGGAAGGTGAAACACCTCAATTCACCGATTCTCAATACAGACGGAAACCGATCATCACCAAGTTCCTGGGAGTTAGCGGTCAGGTAACGCATCCCGCGACCTTGGTTCGTATCGCAGCTGAAGGGGATTCAATGTACGAGCTTGAAGTTCGTAACAAAACCTTGTTGTTGTTGCAAAACTTGAACGTTGCCTTGTCTAACTTCGATAGTAGCTGTATCGACGAGGAGTTCTCCGGTATCTGGCAGCAACACGTTGAGGGTATCCTTGATATCTACGGGGGTATGTCAGGAAAAACTTCTGAAGCCATCCTTGATACTTACTACGCCGACCCTGCAGTTGTTAACGCTGATGGAAATATCTTAAGTGACTTCGATTTACAAGAAGCAACGAACACCATCGTTAACTTGCGTTACGGTTTCGCCGACAAGATCATCGCAAATCCGATCGTGTTCACTGACTACGTTAACGCTCACACCGCCAACAAGGTGTTGAACGTGAACGGTGTATCCGGAAGTATGATGAACGCTCGCGCCGGGTTACAGGTAACCAGCGTTGCAACTCAATTCGGTGATATCGACTTCATGGCTGACCCGTTCTTCGATAGCAAACCGGCTCGTTTGGCAACCTCACCGGCAACAAACGATAAAGCCCCGGCCGCCCCGGTTAAGGATGGTGCCGCCGCAGTTGCTGTTATTGAAAATGATACCAAGACTAAGTTCACAAACCACAAAGGTGCTTACTTGTACGCTGTTGCTGCCAAGAACCGCTACGGCGAGAGTGCCTTAACTAAATTGAATAACACGGCTCAAGCCGTGCTCGCAACTAATTCTGTTGATTTGAAATTCACTGCCGCTGTTGATTCAGTTTACCCGACTCAAGCGTTTGTGATCTATCGTTCGGAAGATGTTACCGGTAAAAATGCCGCAACCGCTAATTACTACCCGATTTTCCAAATCTCGGTATCCCAGTTAGCTTCAGGTTACGATGGTGCCGCCGCCAACACAGTTCGTGATAGAAACCGTTCTATCGCTGGAACTCACTCGGCTTTGGTATTCAAGATGGATGATTCCTTGATCCAGTACTTGCAACTGGCTGACACGATGAAGATGGAGTACGCGATCACCTCTCCGAGTAGACGATTCTCTATTTTGAATTACGGTACGCCGGTATTGTACGCTCCCGGTAAGTTCGTGAGAATTTGCAACATTGGACGTGCAACCCCTAAAGAGGTATAATCTCGTGTTTTAATATATTGATGATTTATCCGTGAAAGGGAACCTTCAAAAAGTTCCCTTTCATTTTATCATCTTGGTGATAAGAAAAATTTTCACTATCTTTATATCAAAACTTTAAAACTTGAAACATGAAAATAGAATCACAGGCTTACAAGGGCCAATCAATTAGAATCTTCGACGAGGTGATCACGTTCGGTCTTGATGGAATCGTCGAAGTAAACGATGAGCTGGGGGAAAGAATTGTCAATTCGGGTCTTCGTATTTACAGGGAAGGTGAGGTTCCGTCCAAGAAATCGAAAGCTGAAATGGAACTTGAAAAGGAATTGGAAAGACGCGTTCAAGCGTACAAGGTGGAGAATGATTCCTTGAGAATTCAAATCAACGGTTTGAACGCTAAAATTCAACGTTTGAACGATGAATTGAAGTTATGGAAAGGTGCTTGCGAGTCTTTGAAGAAAGATCCAACTTCTGAACTTCCCAAAACAGAATCCATCGAAGAGAAAGAGGTTATGAAAAGCGAGGACGATGAAATTCGTGAACAATTGGAAGGTAAGAAAAAAGATGAGCTCGTTGAAATGGCGAAACAACTCGGTATCACCGAAGATCAGCTAATGATCGATGGTCGGTACAAGAAAAAAGACGAGATCATAGATTTGCTTTTATCCGTGAAATAAAATGAAACTGACACTATCCATAAAGTACAAGAAGAACACAGGGTTGCTGTTCTCCCCAGCCGAGATCAACACCCTCTACCTTTACGGGATCTCGATAAACGCCACTAACGGGACCAAGTTCTCTGACGAGGCTTACGAGTATTACGTGAGAGAGGCTCAGAAAACAGTCGAGAATTGGTTCTCGGTGAAGATCGTGAAGCAGCTGATAACGGAATCCTCTTCTTATTACTGGGATAGTTACAGCCAGCAATTCCCGATAATAAACACGAAATACATCGTTCAGAAACCTCTAGCGTTGGTTGGTTTACTGAAAACGGTGGAGCAGGTTAGATACCCGGTCGAATGGTTATCCTACGCCAAAGACCCTGACCAGATAGGTGGTAGAAGGATCAGTATAGTCCCCACCGGTTCAGGTTCGATGGCTAACGAGGACGTGATTTTAACCGGTATAGTGACGCAACTGGGTATACAGAGATTGAGAAACATACCTGATTACTGGAATTACCAGTACATCTCGGGGTTCGATCTCGATAACCTGCCGTGGGATTTGATAGGCGTTATCGGCAAGCTGGCCACTTTCGGGCCTCTTAACATAGCGGGTGACATGATACTCGGTTCGGCGGGTATAGCCAGCCAATCGCTATCGATAGACGGGTTGAGCCAATCGATATCAACGACGGCTTCAGCCACCTCGGCGGGTTATTCCGCCCGTTTGATCAATTACGGTAAGGAGATACAGGAAACCGTGAAGAGAATAGAGGGTATTTACAGAGGGTTACAATTCGAGGTACTATGAGCAAGAATTACGTTTTACAACAATCACCGAACACGATCGGTTACCCTTCACCGGAGTTTGATAAAGGTGCTTTCGATGCCGCCATCACCCAGAAGGGGTACAAGATTTACCAGGAGCGGGCGATAGCGTGTCCCTGTGGAGATGATGCCGGTCACCCTGACCCTTCATGCCCTCACTGTGGAGGAACCGGTTACTATTACATCGATCCAACCGAGGTGATATGCTTGATAACCGGGGTTAACGTGAACACGAAGTACCGGGAATGGACGATGGATAACGCCGGGACCATAGCTGTCACCACCTACGACGAGGGGTTGAATTTCAGTTTCTTTGACAAGCTAACGTTCAAGGAGAAGTTCGGTATATTCTCCGAGAATCGTGTCGTGCGCTCGTTTAACGGCAAGTTTTTCGCCTGGTTGACCTTCCAACCCTTCGAGATATTTCAGGTCGCTATAATCGATTTAAACGGGGATTTGAAGGTGCTATCGAGGCGTGATTATTTCCAAGACAAGGAGAACAACGAGTACGCGCTGTTCTTCAACGCTGGATCTGGCGTGATGGATGGAACGGTGGTTTCCGTTTACTACAAGCATTACGTCCAGTACAACGTCATAGATCTACCTCACGAGATACGCGCTAGCAACGTCACTGACAAGAACGGGAATCTTCAGAAGATAGACCTACCCGTTCAAGCGATAGCGAGAAGGGCGAATTTCGTGGTTAACGAGGGCAATCAAACCGTTAAAGAGTGATGAAGGATGGAACCTCTACCGATATACGTTGATCTGAGTGGGGTGGCGGAAGAGCTGTCACTTTCGGCCGAAAGGATGGACGCTCTATCCTCGTTCGTTCTGGACCGGTTAGTCCAGCGTTACTCGGAGGAGTGGACGAACCTCGTTAACAGGGAATTGAGATCAACGAGAAGGGATTACCTTCAAGCGATGTCTTTCGACAGGGTGTCATCGACTGAAGCGATTTTCACACTTAATTATTCCAAGGGTAACCCGGTCCCGATCATGTTGGAGGTTGGTCACGAGCCGTTTGACGAGAAGGTGGGCTTCAGCCAGTCACCCAAGCGGAAGATGAAGAAGAGAGGCGGCTGGTACGTTACCGTTCCATTCCGTTTTGCCACCAGCGAGGCTCTTGCCGAATCAGGTGCTTTCTCCGGGATATTACCCAGGATAATTCAGAACATGGCGAAAAAATCGGGTTCTCCGTTGCGTCAATCCGATTTACCGTCACCCCACTCTTCCTTTGGTCAAAGAGCGGTCATCGATCGAATGAATAGGAAGGTGGACGAGTACAAGCACAAGGTATCCATCTACGCGGGGTTGGTTAGAAAGGATATATCTTCCACGAACCAGGAGAAACGGGGTGGTTACTTCACGTTTAGAAGGGTGAGTGACAAGAGCGACCCTCTATCCTGGTGGAATAAAGGGTTCGAGAAACACGATTTCATGGGGAGGGCGATAACTAGTATGAATATTCAAGCGACCGTCAACATGGCGATCGATAACTTTTTTGAATCATGATAAGTCCGATTTATAACTTAAAAGGAATAGTAGAATCGCTCCTTCAATGGGTGAAGGATGATTTCGCCTCTTTCGATGACGAGAAAGACACGTGGTTGTACCAGATGGTACATCTAGGCGAGAGGGAGAGTGACGTTGACGAGTACTACGAGATCGCGAAGGAAATTTTCCTGAGGAAGAAAACGTCACGCAAGATGTTATCTGTCGAGCTGGAATTTCCGAAAGATACATCGCTATTACCCGTTATAGTTCTACGCGAGCCTTCGAGGGTGGATGGAGACACAAACGTGATAGGTGCCACCGATAGCCAGGTTATACCTTATGATAACGGAACGCAGATGCAGGTTTTCCGGGATTCAAAGAGATTCTCCTACGATTTAATGTGCGTGGGGTTGAATTACAAGGAGACCCTGACAATCTCTGACGTTATGTACGGTTTGGTAGTGGGCGCCTATAACACGTTCGCGAGGGATTACGAGAAGGTCGGGTTCAATTTGAGGGAATTGATGGTGAACTCGGAGCTGAACCCGTACCCCACGTTTATTCGATCGGTTGGTATAGACCTTCAGAGATCTAACTTCATACCGTCGATAGAGCGGAGAACTTTCATCGATAGCATGAGATTTCAGGTTAAGATAGAAACGAAAATACCTTCTAAAAACGAGGGTAATTGATAGTAAGGGCGGGTGAAAGACGGAATTTTCACCAAAATGAGATTTTAATTTTCATCATTGACGAAAATTCCTTATCTTTATAACGCATAAGATTAGATTTTTAAAACGATATACAATGGCAATATCTGTATATTTTAACAATAAAAAAATCACTTTACCGGGAGCTTACGCGACCGTCGCTGCCGGTGAGCAGAACGATCCACGCGCGTTGGATTACGGTAAATGCTTGATTATAGATACCGGTAAATTTGGAAAAGGTTGGTGCGGTGGATCTGGAATACAAAGTGCTGACGGCGGTAAAACCATAAATAACGGAACAAACGCCGTTTATCGATTTGATAACATCGATGATTTCCGTTCTTTCGTTAAAGGTGGGATGTACTGGCAGCTCGCTAACGCATTGTTTTTCCCTGACGCATCGAACGCGGCCGCTGTTGGTGTTTCAGAAATCATGTTCGTGAGAGCCGCTAAAACAACCCCGGCAAAAATGACCTTCGAGCCAACCGGTGGGTCTAGCAACGGTGGAACTATTGATATCATCCCTCTTGATGAAGGATATATCGCTAACGGAACGCAGGGTGATGGAGGAAATGATCCTAGTACAGCAACATCGGCGGCTAATTTGGGTAACCTGAAAAAGGGGTATGGATTTAGAACTCGTACTGGTGATGTTGATAAAACAGCCTTGATACTTGAAATCTATCGTGGAACATTCACAGGGTTATACACTGATGGTGTATCTTATAACGAAGTCTCTTTGAATGATTCAAACCCGGAACTTGTTATAGCATCTCCCGAATTTAAGAACATCGAGGACCTTAACGAATGGATGATAAATAGCTCGGCTTTCAATAGATTGTTTAAAATAGCTAATTATACGAAAAACGGAACGGGAGCCGTTGCGGTAAGCGATGCTTCGGCAACAGGTCAAACGTTAGCTGATCAGGTTATTACTCCGGCTGCTGGTGGTAAGGACGAGTATGACGATCAGCTTGACACTGTTTTAAGTGCCATCACGAACCTGGATAATAGTTTCGTTTTTCTTGACGATAACACCGAGGCAAATAACGATAAAGTTCTGAAGCACATAACTCAAACCGCTAAATTCAAAAAAATGTTATTCGTGGCAGGTAACGATGAAGTGCTTTCTACTTCATTGACTTTGGCAAAGCATTTTAATTCACCTTACGCTTGCGTTGTTCATGGAGGAGTTGCGATGGCAACAAACGCTAACGGTATAGGGTATCGCTGGTGGGGTCCGTATTATAATATGTGTGCCGTTCTTGGTAGAACGGCAGGAAAAGCACCTCAAATACCTGTAACGAACAAAACAATTGGTGTGTTAAAAGTAAAACATCAATTAACTGATTCCGAGAAAAAACAAGCGTTGGATGGCGGCTTGCTCGTTACCATTTACAACGAGAGCCTTCAAAAATTCGTTGTTTTGCAAGGTATCAACACGATGCAAGGTTTGAATAACCAGGTTCTGTTCACCAATAACGGGGAATCGTTCTCCATCCAGTTCATGCGAGTTGTCATGCAAATTAACAAGGAACTGGTTGTTAACAGCGAGATTGATCTGTTATCGGCGGAGAACGGGGTTAACTCAAACACCTTGAGTGCCGGTATCTTGAAGAACTGGACTGAAAACTACCTGTTAACGAGAACCGCCACGGCGACGTCAGATAACCTCTTGCTTTCTTACCGCAACGTGACGGTAACCAAGAAAGACGATTATTACCTCGTTACCTACGGTATCGTGATCAACAACGAGATCAACAAGATTTTCTTCACCGGGTTCGTTTTTAAAAACTAATAAGAGATGGATAAGATAAGATCTTTTGGCGCGCCAATGGCGGCCGTTTACATAGATAACGAGCTTGTCGGGCAAATGCAACAAGTTCAGTTCACCGAGCAAACCACTCTAACCCCGGTTAGAGGGCTCGGGGATTTACTGGTAGGGGAGTTCGTTCCAACCGCTATCGATTGCAGTTTCAGTTCTAACTATTTCTTCATCGGGTTTGACACGCCCTGGTTCAAGAAGATGTTGAACAGGTTCGGGTCGGTCGAGGAAGTGGTGAACACGGTTTCCTTGATGCAATTATCGTTCTCGCTGGTTGTTTACCGGAAAGATGTTACCGGGGTTGATGAAACTAACCGCTTGGTTACGGATACCAACACCACCGGTCAAACCATCATGAAAGCGAGAGATTGCGTGATGGAAACGATGTCCTGGAATATCACGGTTGGAGGTATCGCTTCCACCGACGTTTCCGGTCGTTACAAGACCCCCATGGTGATGGGCTAAAAACTAAAACATGAGATATGATGGAGAAAATTCTATTCAAAGTTAAGACTTCAACGGTTCAGAACGAGTACGAGGTCAGTTTTCCAACGGTTGGTCAATACCGTGACATGGAGGTTTACAAGCAGATGCTCTCTAACGGGATGTATTCAAGCTTGATTACCTCCGCGACTAACGGTGCCATGAACGCTCTCGATATTATCGATATCGAGGCAACTTTACGGGTTCTTTGCCCTAAATTCATGGAGGATTTGAAATGCGAGATCCGGGATTTAAGTATCAAGGACTTCGCCGTTATCAAGGAATCGTATAACCGTGATGTGAAACCCCTGGTGGATGAGGTAGAGAAGTTGATGAAAATTTAACGCGCCATGTCGAACGAGTACAGGGAGTTCATGGTTAAATGGAACCTCAAGTTCCCGATCGATCGATGGTACAGAGAAAAGCATAAGATTCCCTTCATGTCTAAACAACACAGGGAATCTTCTTTTTTAAACATGAGATTGGAATGGGAGGAGGATCGCCTCTTCAATGAAATAGACGGGGAAGTTTACGAGCCGGGTAAGGGTGATTTCTTAAAGGGTAGGAAAAGGGATTTGACGATGGATGATCGTGCCGCTCAAGCACGAGATTTCTTACAAAAGATGCAGGAGGTAAACGATGGACAATAACGCTAGAGTAAGGATACAGGTTGATGATTCGAAGATACGCGCCCTAAAACAGAGCGCGGCCGAATTGTACACGAAGTTATCCGATCAAGCTAAAACTCAAGCAAGGGATTTACGTGACGCCAACCGCTATATCGAGGAACAGATCCGGTTGATCGAGAGAAGGAATGATGCCGCGACGCGTTCCAGGCGTGCGGAAATAGAGTATGATAAGAGAACGGGCAGGCTGGCCGGCCGCTCGTACGAGGCGGCTGTTAGGGGGATAGATCAGAGAGCTTTCGCCGATCAGGAAAGAGTTCGTGCCCTTCGTGGTTTGATGGATATAGAGTTCGGGCCCGGGGCGAGAGCGATGGAGCAATTCGGTGATATATCGAGAACGGCGGCTCTCGGCGGTGGTAACGTTTCCGGTGGTATAGAAGAGGGGATCAGGAGAAGGGAGATGGCGAGTCGGAGGGCGTTCGCCTTCCAGGAAAACCAGCTTCGTTCCCGCTATGAACAGGGTTATTTGAGCCGGGATCAATACGGGCGTGGATTACGTGATTTAAGGGCCGAACAGAGACAGGACGCGCTTTTGGTCAAGCTGCTTCGAGAAATCGCGGATAACACGAAGAATGACGCCAGAAAATCGGCAGAAGAGCTCGTTAAACGTTTGGGTGTTCGGTCAAGAGAAGACGCGACAAGATGGATCGCCGATCTTGAAGGAAAGAGGACGGGAACCGCTACCGATATAATGAGAAGACAGGAAGCCGCCTCTATATTGAGACAAACTTTCAATATAGGCGGGGGAGCTGGAGGTCGTGGGATTAATCTCGGTGGCGTTCTAACTTCAGGGGCTGGCATGTTAGCGGGTCAAGGTGGCGCCCTCGGTGGCATGCTAACGAAATTCGGACCTGCCGGTCTGGCTATCGGTGCGATGATTGGAGGTGGAATGTGGGGTTTTGACCGGTACAGTACTCAAGCGGCTCAAGCGAGAGACCTGGCGGTGTATCATGGTATGTCATTGAGACAAGCAAGAGACATGGTGTCAGGGTGGGATAAAACCGCTATGGGTCTCGGTTTGAGCACAGAGCAACTATCAGCTAGAATGGCGGGGTTTGAAAAGGCTTCCGGTAGATGGTACACGTCCAATCAGGCGATGAACATGATAGCCCAACAAAGAGCTCTCGGTTTAAGCGATGACCAGTACACGCAGATGCTAAGACTTGGAAGGCAAACCCGTGGTGGTTCTATCCCTGGATTAATCGATGTTTTCGCTAACCAAGTTAAAAGACAATACGGTGGTTTGACGAGATTACCGGACGCGTTGGAATATTTCACGTCGGCCGCCCAAAGCGTTCTAAACGTGAAAGGTGACGTGAATCAAAACGCTTTAGCCGGTATAATTTCCTCGTTGATGTCTGGCGGCGTTCAGGGATCTCAAATGAACAGGGTTCTTGGTGGTATTCAGAATATAGGTACGAATAAAAATCCTCTAGCTCAAGGTTTGGCTTACCGGGCGATGTCGATGGTTAACCCTAACGCAAGCACGTGGGATTTAACCCGATTACTTGAAAGTCCATTGGAAAATATACCGTTTTTACGTGCTTATTTCAAGCAGGCAAGAGAGATAAGCGGTGGTGATGTAACGCAAGAGAAATTCTTGTTGAAAGGGGTAACGGGTTTATCAGCCAACGATGTTGAAAAATTATATTCAACATTATTGACAGGAACTGATAAAGATATTAATAGAAAGATAAGCTCCATAAAAACAGGTTACGGTGGCGGCGAAGGAAATTTACCTAGAGCGACAGATCTCACAACTTCGATGGAGCAATTAACCGCGTCCATTGATAAAATGAAAGACGAATTAGTTGAAAAACTGATAAAGATAGCCGATAATTCGTTCGCGAGTGATAAGGCTCAGGCAGCGTACAGGAAGATGATGGATCCTAACGCTCCATGGGTGGAAAGAATAGTTGCTGGTATTTTATGGTCGGCCGGTTCTATCCCACTTTCTCCTGCTGGATACGGGGCGAATTGGATATCAGGCCAATTATATAACAATAATCAAGCAAATGAATCAAAATGAGAGAGATAATTGTTTCGATAGACAAACAAGTAACGGTTGCTGATTTCGTGTCGAAATTTAACGACGATAACGCTTTGACAGGCGGAGCTCCTCTAACTGTGAAAGATTTTCTTGATTACAAGGGCGATACCTTGATAACGAACAGGGAAATAATCTTATCATCATACACGCCTTCAGAGAAGAAATCGTGGGTTTCCGGTGGTGCCCCCACCACCATGAAGGTGGGTATAACAGTGAGGGTCCCTCTAAACAAATCGATGGTTGAAAAGCAAATGCTTTACGGTAAGAACCAGTTCGTTCAGCAAACGGGATTTAACGCTTATTTTAACGAGTATCAACGAATACTTCAATCAAGTGATAACTATTATAAGGCTGAAACGATGGTTTCAAAGTTTGAGAGGGTGGCGATAGATTCACAGATCATAAACTTGAACGTGAGAGTGTGGGTGTATAGCAAGGTTCTCGACGAATTGATTGATATATCTCCCCTGGTATCATCGTGCTCCACGTCGAAGAACATGAGCGCGGGTTCATTCTCGATGGTTTTGAATCCAACGAGGGCTTTAACGTTTGACGTGGAATATTTAACCGGGGTGAACCAGAAGGGGGTCGTGAATTATTTCAACCTTCTCGATAATGATAACAAGCCTATTCAGGATTATTTCGAGAAGTACATCCAGTATAATGACCTTGTCTTTATAAGATTCGAGAGGTTGGAAGCGGAGAGAGACGAGATAGGGTACGAGAGCGGTCAAGTTTTGAAACTCAGTTCCCTAGCTAACCCGACGAAAGAACCTGAAGGAGACCCGGCGTGGTACAGGGTGTGGGATATGATAGGGTTGGTTGATTCGATAAATTCGAACACGAGCTTCATGTCGGGAGATAAATCCGTGTTCCTGAACGGGAGAGATTTCACCAAGCTACTAACCGAGGATGGATCATATTTCTACTCTTACAAGTTCGTTTCAGGTGGTGATAATAAGTTTCAATGGATGGGTGACGAGAACTCCGACGTGTTCAAGAGGAATATATTGACCGGTGCTTTCGATCAATATATATTCAATTTCTCTCTCAAGAGCATGAAGGAATATCTGGGATTTATCGTGAACCGGCTGTCCAACATAGGGATAATACCGAACAGCGTTTTCAGTAGTTACGGAGAGAGACTGAGCAAGCTGGATAAGATAGAAGGTCTGAAAGAGGAAGATAGGGTTCGAAACGGGGTTTGGTCCATTATAAAGTTTTTCTTTGACGAGAATCTAGCTGACAGGCTTCTATCTGGGGCTCTCGGAAACGCTGATGGAACGATTCTCGATTTGTTCAACCGGGTTTGCCAGCAACCGTTCGTCGAGGTGATAGGTGATACCTGGATTGACACGTTCAATTTCACCGTTCGCCAGCCACCGTTTACCAGGAAAGCGATAGAGAGCGTTATAGATAACGATAATAATTACATAACGATAGAAACGAAAGACCTTCTATCCACGTCACTAAGCTATGATACAACCGCTTACGCGTGGTATCAAGTAACACCGGCTGACGGAATGGTGGGAGAGGATGGCAAGGTAACGGCGGCTCGGATACCGGTAATATTTTTACCTCAAATGGCTAACGTTTTCGGTAACAAGAGATTGCAAGTATCTGATATTTACCTGTACACGGGCGCGTTAAAAGGAACGGCTCAAACGGGTAATCTCGGTATAGTGGCGAGCAACACGTTAAACGATCTCCTCTACCTGATAGAATCGTTCGTTTACCTTCCTTTCACTAGAAGGGGCACGATAGTGATGAACGGGGATAGAAGGGTAAAGGTGGGTACTTTTGTTAGGTTGGATGCCACGGACGAGCTCTATTACGTAACCGCCGTTAATAACAACCTTATTTTATCATCCTCGATAGATAGAACCACGACAATCGAGGTGATGAGGGGTATGCGGTGGGATTTGATAAAAGGGGTGAACGACGAGCGGTTGAACACGGCTAGAAAGCCTTATTCCAACAAGGTCGATCTCGGGCTTGATCTACCTAAAACGGAAACCCCGAGACAAAGAGTTGTATCATCCGGTCGCTATTCCTATTTCAATATAGTGGATATAGATGGACTGAGAAACTCGATAGTGAAGAGCTTCAGGGAAGGGGTTACCCTTGATTTTAACAAGATGGTGAAGACGGATTTTACCGTGAATGATGATGTTTTTGAATACATGATTAAAAGGAGGTATTTATAATGTTTGTGAATGGTGTGACAGGAATACCCGTGCCAAACGGGGAGTACTCCGTGGATATAGGGTACGTTATCCTTCCATCGGGAGTTGACAGGGATAACTTCGTGAGCGATTGCGGGAAGAATCAGAAGGTTTCCGTGATACTGGATAGAAACGGGTCCGTGATACATGAATGCCTTGTTTCAGAACAGGTTTACCAGGATATTTCTATTCCTTTAACGGATGGAGAGGTCGGAACCCCGGTGGTCCTTGTTAAGACCAGGTTTAACGAGAAACCTATCGTTATATCAACCATACCCGCGGTAAATTCAAGCGATGAATACGAGGAAGGGGTTTACAAGAAACTTTTCAGGGATGATGCCGGGTTGTTTCTCGTTCAAAAATCTCTGAATGACGGGTCACTCCTCGTTAATGTGAACGGGCTGGGATCGAGAAAATTGAACATCGTGGTTAACGGTGAAGAAGATTCGGGTATCGAGGTGAACACGAACGGGGATATAGTGGAGATCGCTAACGGTAAGGTATCCGTAAAATCGTTCAACCAGGTTGAAGCGACTGTTATCGACGCTGACAATGACACTTCAACCACGGTAACTATCGACAAGGATAATATCACGCTTGACCCGTCCAAGAAGATGAACGTGAAAGGCGGTAAAGAACCGATCCCTCTAGGTGACACTCTGAAAGGGATACTTCAATCCATAAACGATAATATCGACACGCTGAAGCAAGCATGGAGCACGGGTAATAACGCAGTTTCCCCGGCTTCACAAGGTAGCACGGCGGGTGGTGGTGGCACGGCTTTCGCCGCGGCAGTGGCGGCCGTGTCCGGGATCTCCTCCCCGGATCTGAGTAAATTAAATTCAGAGATATCCTTTACCGATTGAAATATTTTGTGTAATTTTATCTATAAATAGAAGAAATCATGTCGCTAGATTCAGTAAATAGAAGGTACGTGAACCTCGTTCAATCGATGGGTCAAGCCGCTCTGGCGGGCTTGTCACCTCATGATTTCGAGTATTACATGATAGCGTTGGAGCTAACGGACGGTTCGGGTAGGACGATAGATTACTTCTCCTTCCCGGTACTGCCTTCATCGATACAGAAAACGGAGCCTAAAAGGACGAACATCAAGCAATCGAGTACCGGTATAACGGTTCTCAGTAGCACGGCGTTCGTCCCGCAGGAAATAACCATAAAAGGTAATTTCGGTAAGTTCTTCAAGTTGATACTTTCAACGAAAACCCCTATTGGGAGCGCCGTCGCTTACTCCACGTCACGAGGGGTGTACGATCTATATCAAGCGAAATCGAAGAGCTTGATAGTGGACTTCCCGAATTTCGATGTGGGGGTGAAAAGTGGTTACGGGGCGATGAACCTTTTGAGGGCGATAATCGCCAAATCAAACGGGGTGGATGATCAGGGTTTACCGTTTCGCCTCTATTTTTACAACATGGCTCTCGGGGAGAGCTATCTCGTTACCGTGCCTTCAGGTGGTTTAACCTTGAACACGGATAACGAAAATTCGAACATGATGTGGAATTACAACCTGACTTTAACGGCGCTGGCCCCTCTAAGTTTGGTTCTCGATCAAGCGTCAAGTAAGGGTTCGTTGAAACGATCGCTCAAGACCAGCGTTATACAGAAAGGGGTTAACCTCATGCTAAATCAGCTTTCTAACTTGGAGCAAAAATGGGCGACTGATATTATACCGTGATGGAAACAACTAGTGCGGAAAAATTTTACAACGCGACGAGGATCGATATAGCTGGGTTCTTCCATGACGTTATCGATTTTCTGAACGATGATTACCCATCGATTCTTTCTTATTACGAGGGAGGCGATTTACCGGCATCGAGTTTCAATACGCTGGATGACCTTCTATCGAGGTCCGAGAGGATAGACGCCGCTTTCTACAACTTCTCCGATTCCATGAACACGACTGATATGTGGGATTTACTGGATACTTTCGAGAATACGTGGGGTCAGCTTCTAACGGTGAACAACACGGGCAAGTGGATGAGAAGTTCGAGGGTGGGTAGGTACGACGGTAAATTTTACTTGGAGAGAGTTCTCGGTGATTTCGATAACTTCGAGAAAGTGTCGGAGAGCGTCGGTAGTAACGATCCCCAGAATGACTGGGAAGATATAGCGGTAAGTAACTTCATAGAGGAGGAACAATACTCGCCCAGAAACGGTGGACCGATATTCAAGATCAGCTTGAGTTCAACCGCCAATTTCGGTATCGATACCGTCGTGGATAGCCTGGTGGGTGAGAGGATACTTGGGAAGGACGTTGATAAACGGTTTTATTTCAAGGATAATGATCTGGCGGTTGTGGAATACAAGGACGCGATAAACCAGTCGATAGATACCATCATGAACACGTTGAAGGGAGATATCCCGGAGTTCCCGGAAGACGGGGTTTCTAACGAGTTCGTTGGAACGAACGTTTCCGCCATCCAGTACCCGACGCTATTCCGTAACCTGTCAACGATGTTCGCTAAAGACGACCGGTTCATAGAGGTAAATCTTCTATCCTTGACGCGTCAAGACGATTACATCGTCATGAAGATAAACGTGAAAACGGTGAATAACGATAACTTTATAACGAATATAAACGTATGATAATAGGAGTGAAACACACGATTTCCTTGTTGAAGAGCTTGTTCATAGAGATATTCCTGAACAAGACGGACAAGGTGTCCGATATCAGCGATAACTCGGTGGTCAACGCGACCGCTTTCGGGGTCGCCAAGGTCGGGCAGAAATGTTTGAAAGATATATCGATAGTGGCTGCTCGAATCTTTCCCGACACGGCATCTGGAACGGATCTTGATGTTTCCGCGCAGCTATTCGGGGTAAGCCCGAGAAAAGGGGCTCTCGGTTCTTCCACCTATGTTAAAGTCGTGGCGGATCAGGGAACCGTTTATAAAGCTTCAGAATCCTCCTTCGTGAGCCAGAACGGTATCCGGTTTATGATAGAGAAAGATGTCACGGTGGGGGTCGATGGGTACGATTATGTGAAGGTGAGAAGCGTTGGAACGGGTTCTCAAACCAACGTTCAACCCAACACGATAAACAGTATAACGGGAGCGCCAGCAGGTCACAAGTCCTGCACTAACGAGTATTACGCGATAGGTGGAAGGGATTCAGAGGATGACGAGACTTTCCGGGTGAGGATACAGAATAACTTGAACATTCTCTCTATCGGAACGAGAGAGTATTTCACTCAAGTTTTTCAATCGATAGATGACAGAGTGTTGATGTTTTTCAACTTCGGTGTTAACGAGGAAGGTAAGTTACAACTCGCCTTATCCACCCAGAACGGGGTGGAGTTCACCGACGAGGAATTATCGAACATGCTGGAGCAAGCGGCACCTTATTTCTCTTTAAGCGATAGGAACAAGCTCGGGGATACCGTTGGTATAGAACTCTCGAACGTGGACTGGTACGTCGTCGGTGGGAAGAGGGGTATTGATTTCATGGTTGACATAGCTTCTAATTACGATCCAAGTGACGTGCGGTTGAAGATCCAAATCGCCATGACCAAGTACCTCGATTTCAGAACGTGGCAGCCCGGTCAGAAGGTGGAATGGGATGATCTTTTGTCGATAGTGAAGAACACGGAAGGCGTTAAGTACGTTCAAGATACGACTTTCTATCCGAGAGTGGACGAGGTGGTTCCGGTTAACGCCCTGCCTAGAATAAAGAGATTTTGCATGAGGGATTTGAAGGGAAAGATTATCTTTGATACCGGGATGGATGATTTCATCCCGCTTTCACCCGTTTATTACCCTAGCGACTATGCCGGAAATTAAAAAAATAAGGACAACGACGGTTTTTAATATATCGAAACCGTTTATTGAAATCCTCACCTATTACGATAGAGGTGGTAGTGATGATTTTCTCTATTTCTTCATTTCCAATTTCGAGAGGGTGATGGAAGGTGTTAACGTTGGAATCGGTGATTTGATCATGCGATCTTTTGGTGACGTGATTGATAATTTTTACGTTGACGAGAACGGGAATTTGATCGTCGATTCTGATAACGCCGATCAATATTATATAAATGAATCAGACGGAACTTTAATAAGAGATATATGATTAAAAATTTAGGTCAAGTAGCGGCGATATACGTGGGAAAGACGGCTCCCCGTAACGTCAACATGATATGGCTCGATAACACGGTTATACCGTACGTTTTCAAGTCCTATAACGGGAAAGAATGGACCGAGATACCAACAGGTGCGTGGGTAGAGACTTACGTGAACGGGTGGTTGGTGTCATTGCATCAAGGAACGGTAACGACTGACGATGATTACCTGCTGATCAACTCGGGTGGTGTGAACTACAAGATGACGGTGAGGGATTTCGTCAAGAGCTCGGTCGGTAACCCGCTGGATTTCAAGGGAGTTATAAGAACAGATTCAGATTTCCCTAACCCTTCAACGCTCGAGGGCGGGGATATGTATATTATCATAACGAATCCAACCGGGGGAACGGTGACGGATCCCTACAGCGGTAAAACTTTTTCTGATTCCGAGAAGATCGTATGGGACTCCGTTATAAACGGTTGGGCGCCTCTCGGTAAGATAGACGTGAAAGTTGATTTATCGACCACCTATTCCGCGACGGAGGTAACCATCCATTCATCTGCGGGAAAGGAAACCACGGTGGTTGGCGTGACGGACGATAACGCTGGTGTGATGGTGCCTGTACAGAAAAAGTGGTTGGATTCGCTTTCTGACGGTTCAACCTTAGTGCCTCAAGGATCTTCAACAGCACCTTACCATAAACATCGCTATTCCGATATCGTGGATCGAATCATCAGCCAACAAGTAACCGGTGATTCAGTGATAAACCCCATGTCACAGAAAGCAACCACTGAAGCTCTCGACCTGAAACTGGATAAATCATCCGTTTTGCAGGTATCGGGTGTTTCAACAACGGATGTTATGTCCCAGAAAGCGGTGACGGATGCTATCTCAGCCGCTGTTTCAGGAATTAGCTTATCTAAATACGCTTTACTTGCTGGCAATAATACTTTTAGTGGGAGTAATACATTCGCTTTAAATAAATTTCAAGTTGGAACAGGTAGTTTATTTAGAGTAAACGCAGATGCAAATCTTATTGTGGATAGCATTGTTACAGGAGGTTGGAATAAAGAATTAGTGTATTATTCAAGAGAAGCATCTTCTTCCACAGCTGTAAAAAGAGGAGCTTTCGGTATAAAAGCAGATGGGGCAACAGAACCTTTAGATACTGATTATTTATATTTATCAGTAGGAGGAGCAAACTGGAGAAGTTCCCAGTATAAATTTCAAGCTAATAAATTAATAGTTCCAAGTACCTGGAGTTTACGAACACCATCTGACTTGAACTTAATTAAAGTTGATGGTGTTAATGAGATTAGATTTGGTTCCAACAGTATTCCGAATTATTTAGTTTCCAACAACACAGACATAACTCATGTTAGAGGTTCAGATCATTATAAAATCTACGACTCCTATAACCTCTCCAACCCTGTTCAAATGACTGATCTAGCATCTTATTTACCTTTGGCAGGAGGCACACTTACCGGGGATTTAGTGTTAAGTAACAATAACTATATAAAAGGAATTGTATCCACTGGAACCCCCATACAAATACTTGGACTCAATTCTTCCAATACTATTTCAGTAGGTAACGGTTCTTATAATTTACTATTATACACTGGAGCATCAGATATATCACATTGGAAAGGTGGTACTAGTTACAAAATTTGGGATGAAAGTAATGTTTCAAAACCTCTTAATTATGTTAACGGTATTGCTGGCAGTGTAACTAGTGTTTACACTAGGAATTTGAATTTAAACGGAACTAATTATCCGTTTATAGGAACTGGAATCACCGTTGTAACTTTATTCGCACCGACAACAGCTGGTACTTCAGGTCAGGTTCTTCAATCTCAGGGAGCTGGTAAGGCACCTATTTGGGTAGATGGAGGTACAGGTGGTGGAGGTGTTCAATTAAGCGATGATAATGTTTGGACTGGGCTGAATATTTTCCAAGGTGGATTGAAAACTTCTGATGGTACTAATAGTTATGATGTTTGGGATAATAATAGTTTAAAATATCCTGTTAAATACGCCATTAACTCCACAGGGACAGGTTATGCTTTAAGTTTTTATTCTAAGACAGCAGGTTGGAAAGAGATAGATACCCTCACTACAAAATATTTAACTTCTGTCACTGTCAGGTCCATGAGTGCTGGGGGTGATGGATATATCGGTATTGGAACCAATGCTTACGCTTCAGCAGCTATATCTAACATCAATACCAACAGTATCTATTTTAGAGGACTTAACAACACAGTTTTATCTACAAATGATGATGGTAAGTTGGAGTATGGATCTAGTTCCAATTACGCTGGATTTAATAGTAGTAATATAAGAATTGCTTATCCAATTGTTTCTTCTTCTGGTGGAGGTGGTGGTGGTGGAGGAGGCACTACAGATCCCTCTGAAGGCGGTTTAACTATAGGTTATTATCCTGTGAACACAATTAGTAGGGTAACAGAAAGAGCCAAGATTTACTGTACAACCGCTAACCTTTATCTAAAAGATCTTGCTAAGAATACCCAGCTTGATTTTGATACTGACGGTCTTTATGTAACCACTGGTTCATCTTCAAAGGTTAGATTAGCAACCTTAAATGATATTAGTGGTGGAAGCAGTGTTTCTCTTGATGGGAACAATACTTGGACAGGCGTAAACATTTTTTCTGGAACTGCTCTTGTTATTAATCAATACGATTCTGGAAACACAGAAATCCCTTCTTCTGCTAAGTATTCTATTAGTCTCGCGTGTGGTGGTTCTTATAATGAATATGGTTTTGGTGCGATTAGATCAGAAGATAGGACAAAACAATCGTATTCCTTTGTACAAACACCTTCAGCGTTTTTTATCTTTGATAATTCTGGTTCTCTTTATACAACTATTGGTAGTACTAAGTATGAGTTCTGGAATAAAAATAATTTAGCAAAACCCATTACTTATAATACAAATACTGAAGGTAATGCTATTCTATATAAGGGAGATAGTGCAAGTAAAATTGATGGGTTAGTTTTACTAAGAATGATGCCTGATGATAGCACTCCCAACATACTCCAAGGAGGAACTGGAGGATTTGGTTCTGCTGAGCATGCTTACGCGTCATGTCATATCGGAGCTGTATATACAAATGAGATTCATACTTACATTGATAATGATATGACAGCCACGGTAAACTTAACCATGGATGATAGTGGGGTTTATTTTGCTAAGTCTGATGGTACATTATATAAGCTAACGATGGAAGTTGTTTCATAGCCGGTAACTCTCATTAATATCACAGGGAAATAATCTTTTGAGATAATTGATTATTTTCCCTATCTTTACAAAAAGAATAAAACTAGATCAAAAAGCATGATTATAGAAAATAAAACGACTGAAAACGGTGACGTGCTTCGAATAAGCACGGATGTTCCAGTTCTCGGGCTCGTTCTCCTATCCGGGTTCATGGATGACACGGATGGTGAAACGAGTGATGTTTATTTCAAGAAGAAATTTCGATATTCGAAAGATATCGGGGTAACGTGGAGCGAGTGGCAAGACCTTAACCAAGGTAATATACAGTCCGTTCCAATCAGCGAGAAAGAATCATTTCTTTTCGAGTACGCTTACCAGCAAGAAGGGGAAAACGATGAACTTTACTTTAACTGGGTTCAACTCGAAGGGGAGGTGAAACAGGGCGATGATGTTATTTACTCTAAGACAGATTTCAAGAAATTCTTCGACGTGAACGATATAAACGTTCTCCGTTGGGCGTTTAACGTGCTGGAGAAATTGTACGAGAGAGGGATCCTCCCTAAATACGTTCAAAGAGATTACACGGAAAATAGCAAGGACTTCATTGATTACTGGTTATCCATAACTCATTTCTTCGCCATCATCGTTTATATGGCACGTCAATTTCAAGATATACCGAAGAACAAGATTCTTTTCGATCTATTTCTTGAAAGCAAGGGGCTGGCCCTGTCAGGCGAGGAGTCGCTGGTTCAGAGAGAGTACCTGTTCGCGAACTATATAGACGAGTTCCGGAAAAGGGGAACGAAAAACATAACCTCGACCGATGGAATCGTGAACGGGGAGTTCATGCGGTTGATAAACTACAAGGACACGAACGAGTTCATGTTTTTTAACCTCGTTTTCCAAGATCTGGGATGGTGTTGCGATCTTTCATCGCCCATGTGGACGGGAACTGAGCAGATCGTGAACGCCATGAAAGCGTACGAGTACGGGGAGGACGTGAAAGATAAATCACTTTACCCTCTAGCGGGTGATACCGGTAACATCAATATCGTGGAAGAAGATGGGAAAAGTTATTTTTCATTACCATCAACTGCCGGTTTTAACGGGATAGAAGCTCCCGGTGAGAAAGAAAAACTGTTGAAAATATCACCATCACTCTCCTACGAGATTTATTTCAAGGTGAAAGCGTCCGGAAACGCTTCATCTCCCGATCACGTTGTTTTCGGGGTGAACGGGTACAACGAGAACCTTGAACCGGTCGATTTCTATAACGGTCAAACGGGAGAGGTGTTAAATTCTTTCTTTAACAAGGACACCCCTCTATTGTTGAAGAAAACTGGGATGGAATACTGGTTTAGAGGCGTTATAACGCGAGCTGACACGATAACCAAGCCAAACGTTCACCTTAACTTCGAAAACGGCGTCCCGCTAATCTCTGACAGGTCAATCAAGTATTTCACGCCCGTTATCGGACAAAGATATGCCACCGGTGATAAAACGATCATGATAAGGGACATCAAGGTGAAACCTCTTGACCTACCCATCGAGAGGGGGTATCTTGGCTCGATATTACCGATTGTCGCCTATTTCTACAATAACTCCGGGAAAGAGCAGGATTACATCAAGAATTTCACAGAACAATACCTTCTGGGATACAAGAACAACATAATACTACCCACTTATTTAACGGGTATCGGGATCACGACTTACACTTTAATCGTTGAATGGGTTCCGACCTCCGGTGGTATCGTTACCGGTGGTGGTACTTACAGGGAAGGCGACATAGCGGTGGTTAGAATAACCCCGTCAGTCGGTTATCAAATCGGGTCCGTTCTAATTGACGGGGAACAAAAAACCGTTTCAAACCAGTACCTTCTATCGATGGACGCTAACAAGGAGGTGAGCGTTGTTTTCACCCAATCCTTGATGAACTTCGTTTCATCGGCTAGAAATATTTCTTTTAAAGGCACGGAATACGAGGGCGACCTGCTCATAGATTGGGGTGACGGCGTGACAACGAAGAATCAGCTTACCTATTCCTATTCTGATAACCTACCAACTCACGTTATAACGATAAACGAGGGTAACGTGACCGTGTTGAAAGGAGCTGGAAACAAGATATCGGTAGTTAATATTTTTAACATGCCGGGTATAACGAACGTTGATTTAAGCGACAACGAGCTGGCAACGATCGATCTTTCTACTTTGACAGGGTTAACGACCTTGAACATGGAGGGAAATAAGCTATCAACCATCTCGTTGACGGCAATTCCTCTCCTCGCCTTTCTTAACGTTGAAGATAATAACCTCGTTTCGCTTTCAACCGCCAACCTTCTATCTCTTGAAACGCTGAGGGTCGGGAAAAACAAGTTAACATCACTCAACCTGTCAACGAACGTGAATCTCGTTTCACTAACAGCTGGTGAGAATAGTTTGGCAACATTGAATCTAGGAACGGCACCAAAACTAGCCTATGTTGATGTTAACACCAACAAATTAACGGATTTCACCATACCTTCTGTTAACGTTCTATCATTCCTGAATGTTAGTTCGAACAGCATGATCAACCCTGTTTTCGATGGAAGTAATTACCCGGAATTGACAACGTTGTATATAGACTCGATGCCGGTGATGAAAACTTTAGAGGTGACGAACACCCCCAACTTGCTGGCGTTCCACGCTAACGAGAACCCGGTTGTAACAGATGCCACGATAACGCGTAACTCGTTCATCATGGCGATCAACATGCAGGATTGCCCGAACCTCGTTAACGCGGATTATAGCGATAACCAGAGGGCATCGTCAGTGAACGTGAAAAACGATACTTCATTGAAAACGTTAAAAACGGACAACACGCCTCTATCCAAGATAGATTTGACGACGAACTCCTCGTTAACCGTTCTATCCATGAACAATAACAGGTTCACTGATTTCTCCGCCCCTTATTGCACGAGGTTGGAAAAATTGAGCATGTCGGGTAACGAGTTGGAAACGTTAACGTTAACGAACAACACCCTGTTAACAGATATAACGGTGAACGATAATAAACTAATCATGCTCGATTTGTCAGTTCAAAAATCGTTGAGAAACTTGAATTGCTCGTCTAACTTGTTAACGAACGTTTCCGGTTCAACTTTCACCTCGAGCGATTACATAACAACGATCCTCGCTAGCAACAACAAGTTCACGGAGTTCATAATTACAGGAAAGAATTTATTGAAAACGGTTGATCTATCCGATTGCAATATCTTGAAAACGGTCACGGTAACGGGTAACGCTGTTTTTGAAAACCTTGATCTTTCAAACGATGTCGCCCTCATCACGTTGGACGGGTACGATAACGCCTTGAAAACGGTCGATATATCCTCCAGTTCTAAATTGATGTACGTTCATCTTCAGAATAACCAGATATCGTCCATTAATTACGATGGTTGCGAGTCGATAGTGAACATGAACTTGTCGAAGAACCTGCTAACGTCTTTCAACCCCAACACCATAGGTGGGTCGCTGAAAGGTCTTTATATAGGTGAGAACCAGCTAACCACGCTTGATTTCACCTCGACAACCAGCCTTCAGATCCTGGATTGTGACAATAACGCTTTAACATCCTTGACGTTTAACCCTTCTACCGACACGCCAACTAGCATAGAGGAAGTGGTGAACCGGTTGAGCGCGGCACCTCAGCTCGCCTACGCCTTGAACGGTAATGAAACGAAGATGACGAGATCTTCACTCGCCTTCGATACCTTCGTGGCAGTGGATGACTACGGGGACGGGTTCATAAAAGGAACTAAAGCGTTAAAGATGACTGATTCTTACGCCACGTTCCCTTCGGAGATGGTGGGAGATGGTGTAACGGCAATTTCGGGTAGTTTCATGATATACCCGCTTGATAACACCTCCTATAACGGTCTTTGCGGTGGTGTCATGTTCGGTTCCAATACCGGTCAATTCGGTTGGGCTCTCGGTTGGGGAGGTAACTCCTTCGGGAATAAATTGAACATGGATATTTACACGGCTGGTGGTCGGTTAGCGTTCCAGGCGAAACAGCTAGCGGTGAATAAGTGGCAGCACGTTATGTTCAGGTTACATTATGTCAGCGACGCATCATGGCACGTGGAGCTGTATGTTGACGGGGTTAAATACGAGACAACAGGTACACCTATCGGGGTTACGGGAGATCAAACGCAATTATCTTTCTCCGGGTTAAGCAAAGCCCCTCATAACGGTGATTTCCACTTCGGTAGGGCTTATCAAACGGGTTGGAGACAGTTTAACGGGTACGCCCAAGACGTGGTGATAACGAACAGTTACTTCTCTGATAACGACGTGAACCTGTTCGACACCTTCTACAAGAACGCGGGAGTGTCAAGATTTAGCAGTTTAACGAAAGTCGATTGCTCCTACAACCAGTTAACAACGCTCGACGTGTCGAAAGCCGATTACATCACCGATCTAAATTGTTCTCACAACAATATAGGGGTAAACTCGCAATACGAGCAATCATCGTTGATATTCGGTTCAACCCTGGAGAGCAACAAGATAACGGATCTTGACGCCAGCTTTAATAGCTTGAAATACCTTGATTTCACGAGAAACACGAACCTGGTTAACGTTACCGTCAACGATAACACTTCATTGAACAAGATAGAATCGATAACGGTAACTTCCGGTATGAGCTCGGTGAAAAACATGATAGCGTTCAACACGGGGTTGATAAACTTGAAAATATCGACTTACAGCGGTTTGAAAAAACTTGACCTTCATGATTGCCCCGCTTTCACCTCGTTCGTTTCGTTTACCTACACGAACACGCTCGAGTACCTTGATCTATCAAATTGCGTTTCTTTCTCTTCTTCCTCGGAGTTCATTGATTTGAATAATAACGTTATTGATAATGTCAAAGAGTTATATTTAAAGGGGTTAACCCGGTTAAACGTCGCTCTTAACGTTAGCAAGATGACAAGCCTCCAAAGACTTGACACTTCCGGCTCGGCTTTCAATTCAATAAAAACGAGGGATACCGACCTGGGAGTGGCGGCAACGAACCTCGAGTGGTGGTCATCGGAGAGTTGCGCTAACTTGAAATCGGCGCAACTTATAGACGTGGATAAGCTGAAATACATGAATTTCGCTAGCTCGGGTATCACCTCTATCGGTGTTACCTCTAGCGAGTCGAAAGTGTACGAGGAGATTCACGTGGAGCATACTCCAATTATTAAAAATTCACTCGCCACCACGTACATCACTTTCTTCAGTTCGTTGAACCAAACCACTTCCGGTAAATATTATACCTCTAACGATGATTATTACCTGAAGAAGGACCTGTACAAGAATCAAGTGGAGGGAAAGGGTTGGACCATTATTTTCGTTGATTAAAAATTTAAAAAGATATGAGCAAGATAAATTATAACAGGAAAACGTTCCTCTCCAAGGAGGAATTACAGAGAAGCCAGGACCTTCTATCGGATCTGGCTTTCTCAAAAACCCTTTTAATGGGTATAACGAAAAACTGGGGTATAGTGTCCGGTAAAAGGGATGCCGCCTCGCAAGAGTTAAGGGTAACGGTTGACACGAATCCCGGCTCTATCAAGATAGCACCCGGATATCTCGTGGATAACAACCATAATCTTATCACCGTGCCGGGGATAAATCAGCTACCCGTACCCGAAACGGGAGAGGCGTATTACGTCATCCTCTCTCACGACACGGTGAACTGGGAGGTGGGAACTGTATCGGTGGATGCTAGCGGAAACTTGAACGGCGTGAATACCGAGTTTTTAGCTGTTTTAAGAGGTCAAGGAACTCAAGCCCCTGTAAACATACGATTCGTCAAAGAAGATGGCTCGGAAACGCTAAATAACGGCGTTTACGAGGTGATTGAAGTTATCAACGATACCTCGGCCGTGATTAATTCTTACAATAGCGTCGCCGCCGAGCAGAACCTGAAAATGATCGTAGTTGGTACGCTACCGATAGGGGTTAATTTCACTGCCGATCAATTGAAGGGATTGTACACGTACGACAGCTACGATAGAACGAAACTGTTGACAGTTTCCGTTAACGGTGGCTTACCCGCCTACACCGAAGATATCGATTTCCCAATCGCCAAGGTGGTGAACAATAACGGGGTTATATCTGTAAGCGATCAAGACACGTTAAGAAAATACTGGACTATTTAATCTAATATTGGAATGAAACTTTGTTACACGACGAGTTTAAATTCAGGTCAAGGACCTGACAAACCTGGCGAGTCACTAGGCGGTTACATCTCGAACATGACAGTGAAAAACGACGAGTTCGATAACCTTTTCGGGGAGATATCGATTTACGGGGCCTCGAAAAGTAGAACGGAATACAGGGCGCTAGTTCTCGTTAACGATTCGATGAACGATGCCAGCGATGTTTCCCTTTACATGTCATCCACCGGTGAATCAAATCAAGGAGAGATCCTGATAGCTCCCGTCGCTATGGGTACCGACAAGGAAGGGAGACCGGTGATGGAAAGAGTGGGTGATATTTATTCGAAGCCTTTCGTCGGAGATTTTCAGGTAACCACCGAGGATAATAAACTTGATATAGGAACAATACCGGCTGGAGGTTCAATAGGGGTATGGGTGTGCAGGAAGATAAACAAGGATGTGATCGAACAGGATTACAGGGATGTTGCACGACCAACCCTTAATAAAATATACTGGTTCGAACCCGTTCCTAAAGAAAAAGAGGAAACGTGGGAGTTAAACGTTGAATGGAACTAGAAGGGTGACGGGTTCATTTTCTTGATGGACCCCACCTATCTATACACTCGAATAATTTATCGAAGAAGAAATCCGGTATGAACACCGTGTCTTTCCATTCAAAATCTTTCACCATGTAACCAGCTTGGTGGTCCGGGTACTCATTAGAGTTGATACCTTTTCTTTCCTTGTACTCCCAGAATTGAAGTTTCAAGGCTTCAACCTCCGTTTGATTTTCTTCCGTCACGTACGCTTTCCATCCGTTTATTTTCTCTTCTCTCATATTTCTATCTGATTGATTTATAACGTAAATATACGAAAAATTATCGGAATCCTTGCCTGTTTGATAAAATTTGTGTATCTTTATCTCGTTCTTTATCATGTTGAAGGGTGTACTCGACCCCACACATCCAGGATTGATGATCCGAACCAACTTGGGGAGACAGTAAGATGACGTGGACATTAAACAAAGACCTGCTCTGACCCACCCCGTGTCAACAGGCAACGCACACTCATATACTTGGGCTGAGACCTGTCCATTGCTTTGCGGAGGAGTTTTCATCTATACTGTCTGAATCGTATATTGTATTCATCTTCCATTAGATGTAATCAATATAGAATATGACCTTATTAATATCCTATATAATACAATATATTGATTATCTGTATATTAGGTTGAAGATGGACCTCAACCGTAATGTGCGGAGAAATCGGGGTATACTCAGAAGGGAAATATTTAAGGAATATTCAGAAAAATAATCAGGAAAATGTTTGGATAATAGATAAACAAGGTGTATCTTTACAGTGTTGAAAATAATGAGATAACAAACTAAAAAATAGAAGATATGAAAACACAAAGATTAAACAACGAGGTTAGGGAAGCTATTAAATACGAAGTTCTTAGTTCGGCAAGAAAGACTGTTACAGAAATTGAGAAGATTCTTTCAAACACGCTTTCGGGTTTAATGAGATTCGGTCTTTCTGATTCAATGTTGGCGGCGTATGATGATAAGATTCGTGAAACGAATGAACTTAAATTCGTTTCAATATACGATTTACTTGTTTTGGGTGGTGTTGACATGGAATCGGATCCTTTCAAGAGATGGCAATCGAATAATTTTTATAAAGGTATTTTTCTGGCAGGCGTGCCTGATTGCTATCAATCGATAAACAAGGATGCGAAATCTGTTATCGATACGATTAAGGGTGATGAAGATGTTTTATATAGTACCGTCGCCTCAGTGATAGCATACCTTGAAACGTACGATAAATATCTTTCATTGAAAAACGAGCTTGATGAAATTTTACCGTCAATCAAAACCGTCGATGAATTGGAGGAGAAATGTGAAGTGGGTTATTTGGCGTATCTTCACATTAATAAATAATCGGTTATCATGGTTCCTGTTTACAAGATAATACAAGTTTACGAGTACATGTATCAGAGAACGTACATGCAACCCGGTTACGTTGTGGCGAGAACGAGCAGGAACCTCAAACTCCTATCCAAGTTTCAGAAGATGATACCGGTTGACGCGGGTAACGATTTTATCTGGAATTACACGGTTCACGCTTTCTGGTGTTACGATGGGAAACTTCTGAGAAGGAACATCGAATTAAACTGGATTTACTGTCAGAGAATGGTGGAGCGGTATCGAAATCGAACTGAAGATCAAATATACCGATTACAGCAATACAAGGAGTCTAAAACGATAAAAAACCCCTTGAAAGAAGGGTACGAGCTGAAGTTATCTGACGCGTACAAGGACAAGCAAAGGAAAAAGTACTGGAACACGCCACGAGGTTACTTGAACTGTCTTGATTTCGGCGGGTTCCTCTATGATAAGAAAAACGTTTACTGTAAAAATTGCAGGTATAAAAAACATTGCGATGTTAAGAGCGAGTAAGGGATTCTGTCAGAAATGCGGAAATTATCGGTTTATAGCGAATAAAAAACACGGGCTGTGTAATTCATGCAACAAAGAGAGATTGTCCGTTAAAACAGATATAAAACAGCTAAAACGAAGTTCAATCCGTCAGGGAAAAAGGAAATCCACGGGAGAACGTGAATTGTTCTTGGAAATATGGGGTGAAAGACCTCATTACTGCGAGCATTGCGGGTCATATCTCGGGGATGAACCCAGGGTTCATTTCTTCGCTCACGAGAAAGGAAAGGGAGCTCACCCGGAAGAGAGGTTGAACAAGGATAACGTTCATCTTTGGTGCTTGGAGTGTCATAACGCGCATGATTTTAAATCGAAGGAAGATTTTTTGAAAAGAAAATTAAAATAAACTTTGTTTATTGAGTTAAAAGGAGTATTTTTACGTCATGAATGAGAAAGCGATTAATGATATGGTGAGGCTTCATGAAGAAGCGTTCGGAGAGAGGTTCATACAACCTGTTTCGAGAGAGGATGTGAAAACGATCAATCTTCTCATCGAGGTTATCAGTAAGCTCGGTCGGTTCGATTTGGTTCGCGTTATCGAGAAGTATAAAATGATCTCTGATAAGGATTTTCACACTCAATTGGAGAAACTTCTCGCTAGTATGAGAAACGAAAGCCGGGTTGGATTCAAGGCGGGTGGGAAGCAGAAAGTGATGACTTTTAACGATTTCGATTCAACGAGAATCATTCTCCGGGAGATTTATTCATGGAATAAGATTGAGGATGAAAGTGGGAATCCGGCCATATTATTAAACGAAGGAGATTTAGACAGCACTAAGAAACCGGTAATTTTTAATAAGATGTTATCGTACGGTGACGAGGTTTCGCGTGATGATGATTTTGATTTGATAACCGCTGTTAAAAATGGCTAGTAAAATTATTCTGGGAGGGGTGACGCTCTCCACTTTGAGAGATTGGTTAAACGAAAACAAAAAGAAAAACACGGAATCGGGAAAAGATTTCACGATTCACGATGCGAAGGCGTACTGTGCTCGAGGTCGGTTACCCAAGTATATGGGAGGGAACAGAATCCAAAGAGTACCGCAAAAGGACGCCCGAATTAAAGTTTATAATTTATTAAAAGAAGATGGCGAAGAGTAGTGTTAAGTACGTTATCGTACAAGATTACGAAACTGGGGGTTTACCCAGTAAAGAGAAAAGACCGTTTCTCGACATAGCGTTATGCGAGGTCGCTTGCGTTGTCGTGGACATGGAGAAGTTAGAGATTATCGACGAGTACCAGGCGTTGTTCAAACCCGGTTACAAGGAAGACCTGATTTACGCTCCTGAAGCGTTGGCGGTGAACGGGTTGACGATGGAGATGATGGAGGAACAGGGAAAGGACGCGAAATCGGTGTACAAGGACTTGAAAGACCTCTACACCAAGTACAAGAATCCGAGGCAGGGAGCGATCGTTTGCGGTCACAACTTCACGGGGTTTGATCATCCTTTCACGATCGAGCTATTCAATTATTACGGTGATGATGTTTGGAAGTACGTGAAATGGGTGGAGGATACACAGAAACTCGCCTATTACTCGAACCTCGAACAACCGGACTACAAACTGTCGACCTGTTGTTCATTAAATGATATCTCCTTGGTTGGAGCTCACCGTGCGATTCACGATACGAGATCTAACGCCCAACTTTTCATCTCGTACATAAAAAGACTGAGGGGTGAGGGGTGTTCATCAACGGCGAAAGAGGAAAACAGATTCCGGGAACATTTTAAATTTCAGATACCGTCATGAATTTAACGCCCGTACAAGAAAATTACATAGATAATTATGTGAAAGAGATCATCTCCAACTTGCCTCCTAAAGCGATCCAGGAGTTGATGTCCGGGTACGGGAATGACTTGGATAAACTTCTAGGTGAGATGCGGAGGCAAACAGCTATCGTGACTCACATGGATCGAACGTTGGATATAGAGAAGTTGGAGTATCTTTCAGCGGTGGAACAGAGCATGGATCTTTCTCTTCGAAAACAGAGCTATAATTATTTCAAGACAGTTTGCCTCCCTACATTTCGTCAGGGATGGAGAAACTTGGAGTGGGGTAATATTGTTCAACTTTATCCGTATAGCGGTATACTCGCAAGCAGGGGGGCGGGCAAGAGCTTCGAAGGGTGTTTTGCGTTTATTTTGTGGAGGTTATATTCTTATGACAGACCTTCGACTTTCTTAAGAGAGAGCGTTGATAATCGGAATCGGAAAGAGACTTGTATGATCACAAACAATGAAACTCTCGGTAAAAAACATATATCGATGATCATTTCAGAGATAAATCAGAATGATATACTGAGAGAAAAGTTGAATCCAAATATGAAAGCGAAGTTGGCGGCGACATCAATCACGACGGAAACGGATTCAATCCTCCATTTAAGATCGAAAGATTCAATGATTCGAGGACTCCATGTTGGAGCTGTTGTTTGCGATGATTTACCGGATGAATCCGCTCTTTACTCGCAGGAACAGAGAGAAAAATTACATGAAGTTTTTTACGGTTCAATCACCCCTATCGTGGAACCGTTTGGGTACTTGTGTGTTTATGGGTGCGTCAGTCCGGATACGTACATTCAAACCGATAAAGGGTTTATCGAAATAGGTGAATTATCCCCGGTTGATATTAAGAAGAAAAAGGGGTTTTTCCCTGTTAAGATGGATGTTTATGATGGAAAAAGTTTAACCCCCGCTAGTGATTATTATGTAAACGGGAAAACAAAAACGAAGATAATCACTCTTTCGAATGGATTAAGGCTTGAAACAAGTTACATACATCCCTTGCTAAGGTGCAATCCTTCTATCGGATTATTTGAGTGGATTAAGGCGGAAGAATTACGCGAAGGTGATTCTGTTGCGTTTAAATGCGGTGCGAATGTTTGGGGTGAAAGTCTTGGTGTTGAAGGAAAAGAACTTTATGAGATGGGATTGTGTATAGCTGATGGGACCTTGGATTTGAGTTGCGGGGGTAATCGAGTTACAATAACGAAAAAGAATCCGGGGATACGTAATTTTTTGATAAATGAAAGGGGGTATCATCCTAAAAAGAATCATATAGGGATGAGCCTTAACAGTAAGAGAAAAATTGCTTTATGGCTTGAGTTGGGTTATCGAAAAGGGATGTATTCTCATACAAAAACAATTCCTTCTAAAATTATGAGTGCCTCGGAAAGTGATGTTTCGTGGTTTCTTCGTGGTTGCTTTGATGGTGATGGGTGTTGTTATTATTCGAGTAAAAATGCCGTTTCGGTTAGTTATTTTTCGACAAGTTATCGGTTGATACAGCAAATCCAATTACTTCTTCTCAATATGGGTATTGTATCGAGAATCGAGGTGAAAAAGTGTCAATCAACAGAATTGGTAAAAACGGATAAAACAGGGTATAATCTTGTTATATCAAGATATAAAAATGTTAAATTATTCATGGAAAAAGTGGGTTTCACGTATTCCGGAAAGGGAAAACGTATTTATGATAGACTTCATGAACCGGATCCAATGAATAATGGCATCCCTTTTCAGTCCGTTTTATTGAGAAAAATTCGATTGAAATATCACGTTGGAAGCGAGAAGATGAAATTCTTCGGAATGAGACCGGGTGATTTTTATTCAACGGTTCATTCAATGGAAAGATTATCGGGTCCGATAAAAAATTGGTTAATGACATTACCGCAGGACGATCCTGATGTTCAAATGGCTTTATTTAATATCGAACTTGATTATATGTTCTGTAAAATAAGATCGGTCAATGAAGGTGAGTCATACACGGTCGATTTCAAAATACCCACATCACATCGGTTTATATCGAATGGAATTGTGTCACATAATACTCCGTACGCGTCAGCAGACCTTTACGGTGATTTAAAGAGTGATGCTCGTTTTAAGGTATTTGAGTACCCGGCTATATTTCCTGATGGGCAACTTCTCGCACCTGATCGTTTGACTTTTTCGAGGTTAACGGAGGAAAGACAATCGCTTGGAACCTTGGTGTTCAATCGAGAGTACTTGGTTGTTCCCGTTGCTGATACATCAACGATTTTCCCTTATGAGTTCCTGAAGAGATCGATTCATGGTATGGAGCACATCAACTTCACTAACGATATAGAGAGTTATCCCATAAAGCTAGTGAGAGTAGTTGTGGGGTGTGATTTCGCCATATCTGGAAACGTCGGTGCCGATTACACGGTTTACACGGTTTGGGGTATTGATTCGAATAACTTGATTTACCTTATCAACCTGTACAGGGAACAGGGTGCGAGTCATGATCTTCAGGTTAACCGGTTGATAGAATTCAACGCCCGGTACAAGCCCAACAAGCTGGTATGTGAGTCGAACGGTTTTCAGAGAATACTGGCTGGGATGGCGAAAGAGCGGGGTTTGATTAATATAGAGGAATTTATAACCACTGAAGGAAATAAAAAAGATTTGAAACTAGGTTTACCGTCGTTATCCGCTTTGTTCGAGAGCGGTCGGTTGAGGGTTCCTTACGGAGATGAGAACACGCGAAAGTTGGTTGATATCATGTTCGGTGAGTTTAATTCAATCGCGTTTAACTCGAAGAAGGGAACCTTGGAATCCGTTTGCGGTCATGATGATACCTGCATGTCATCGTTCATGGCGATACAGGATCTGAGAGAGAACAAGATGGTTGCGACGATAGATTACATAGACATGGATTAGAATGGAAAAGATAAACGCGAATTTTTTAGGTGAACTTTTTCGTAAGATGTTTTTGAACAAGGATATGATGTCAATCGTTGACAGGTACCTTGATTTTAAATTTATACCGAAAGAAGAGGTTGGGTACAAATTCGTGCTGAAAGAAGCGAAGGATCAGTTTCACAAGTACGATAAAGTACCTTCTCTCGGTGTGATAGCTCAGAAATATAATGACAATGAGTCCGTTCAAATAGCGGTTCAACAAATAAAGGGGTCGGAAGTTGTTGATGACGAGGTTCTTCTAAATCAATTGGAGAGCTACATAAAAGATAGCGAGTTTTTGCTTTTGAACAAGGAAATCGTGGACCTCTACGGTGAGGGAAAGAAGGATGAGGCGATGAGGGTTAGCAGGGAAGAGAGCGCGAGAATAACTGAGTTTTCGCTGAGAGCTCAATCGGGGATGTTTCTAGGCGTGTTCTTGGATTTTGATCGTTGCAGGGCTGACTGGGTGGAGAAGAAGGAGAAAGATCCGCCGGTTGAGTTCGGGATAGACGCGTTGGATGATAAATACGGTGGGATAGATGTGGGCGACACGGAGTTATGGCTGGCCAGGAGCGGCGTGGGCAAGAGTACCGTGTTAAGGTGGAGAGGTATGTCAACCGCCCTTTTAGGTCATGACGTGCTCCATATTCAGTGCGAGGAGGCGAAGGAGAAGGTTCACATGAAGTACGCTCAAATGTGGACTTACAAAACTTATTCTGATTTAAAAGAAGGTGATTTCACGAAGGAGGAATTAGATGGGTTCCATGATGTGATCGATCAAGTCAAGCACTTTGGAGCTGATATCAAAGTGTACAGTTTCAAGAAATTCGGTGACGCTACCATAGGTGATGTTAGATCTATTTGTATCGAGTACAAGAAGTTGGTTGGTAAATTTCCGAGATTACTTATAATCGATTCGTTTAATTTGATAAGAACGGGTATACCGAGTTTCGATAATGATCCGAAACCGAAATACAGGTTTCAGGAATGCGGGAAACGGTTGAAAAACATGTGCGAGGAGTTCGGTATGTCGTGCGCCACCGCCATTCAAACGGGTGATGTACCTTTCGAGGTTTGGAACGACGAGGAGAAAGTGATAGATAGAAGTTACGCTGAAGGGGATAGAACCGTGGTTCAACCTTTTAGCTGGGTGTTTTCGATCAATCAAACACTGGAGGAGGTGAAAAATAAAACATGTCGGATTTTCAAGGATAAAGTCAGGGACTATGAGAACGTTGATCCTGTTTTTAAGATAGCGACGAATTACAATACAGGTCGGTTCTATGACAGACCGAGAACGATGAATGAGTTCTATAATCTGAAAATAACGCATGTTCAAGGTGGTGGTAGAAAGAAGAGATCGGGAGAGCAGAAAGGGAGGGTATTATGAGAGTGATTGATAAAGACGAGTTGATAGCAGAACTGAATCTTCGACCGTTCGGTCAGAAAGGTTGGATGACGTCGAAGGAAGCGTGTCCTTATTGTGGTAAAGGTGGTAAAAACGCGCTAATCTTCACTGAAGACGGTCATTCGGCGATCTATCATTGTTTTAAATGCGGGACTGTGAAGGGGGTTCGGGATTATCTTGTTAAAATTGACAGGAAAGATTTGATCACCAAGGAGTACCGAATGTCAAAAAAAAGCGTTAACTTAACGTCTTTGATCAAGGAGGAAGAATTTGATGGTGAAGATGAACTTAAAGAAGCTCGTTTACCTATCGGTTTGAAACCTTTGATTGATGACCCATACCTGGATGGCAGGCATTTTTTAAGAGAACATTACGAGGAATTTGAACCGTCATACACGAAATCGATTTTGGAAGAAAAATTATCAAAACATAATTATATCGTCTTCAAGATAAAAGAGGGGGATAAGGTTGTGGCATGGCTCGCCAGATCGAGGTATGATAAAAAATGGCACGATGAGAATCGTGAAATGTACAAGGAAGGGAAACGCGATCTCGTTCTCCGTTATATGAACAGCCAGGATGGATTCTCTCATATTCTCGGCGGGTATAATTTTATAGGTGATAAAACGGAGACGGTGATCTTGGTGGAGGGGTTATTTGACAAGGTGAACGTGGATTATCTCATGAATCTAACTTTTAATGACGAGGTGTCTTGCTGCTTCACTTTCGGCAAGAAGATAAGTCCCGGTCAGTTAAAGCAATTAAGGGGTACTTCCGTTAAAACGATTATCCTGATGTATGACGAGGACGCTTTAAGGGAAAGCAAGGAAAATTCGATCCGGTTGAGCAAGTTTTTTAACGTCAAGGTTTGCAGGATAAAAGACAAGGAAGTCGATCCCGGAAACATGACATTTGATTACCTTGAAAGGACGCTGTCTGGGATGGAAGATCCCCTTAATTTTTACTTGAATAATTTAGAAAAAACGATTGCATAATGGTAGCTCAAAAAGAAAAGTTAACGGTGAGAGAGTATTTCGAGCAACTGGAACTCGAATATTTCTCTTATTTATTCAGGGCGCTGGTCTACGAGGAACCTTATTTCATCAAGATGTGTTCTGATATATGTGAGAAAAAGAAAGTGAAGATATTGAAGGTGGCGCATCAATATCAATTGGTAAGTATTTTCAAGGATAGCGGGGAGTATCAGAGAATGTTGAAAGACGTGTTTCTCCAACCCTACGGCATGCCCGCTATGAAGTACGATCCCTCCAAAAGAAGTTCCGTTGTTCATGATAGGCATTATGCCTTCAAGAAAGGTCGTCAAGTTAGGTATAAGGGAGAGGTGTGCGTGGTGAAGGAGAATAATCCTAACTGGGAAAGAATAATCGTGGTTGACGGAAAGGGAAGCGAGACTCCTTTGCGGTATATAGACGTGGAATTATTGGTCGAAAACTTGTTTATTTGATGAACTTTGTGTATCTTTATGGTGTTGATTAAAAATATTTAGAAGTATGGTAATTAGAAAGTTATTTAAATTTGAAGGGAGTCATATCGTGCGGAATTGCACTTCAGATAGATGCTCACATAGCTTGCACGGACATTCATATAAAGTTGAGTTGTTTTTAACGGCGGATCATTTGGATAACGCGGGAATGGTTGTTGATTTCGGTCTTCTTGGAAATTTCAAGGAGGTAGTTGATCTATTCGATCACACTCATTTATTATGGGCGAAAGATAACGAGGTTTATAAAAATTTCATACAGGCTATGAATGATAGGTGGATAATTTTACCCTGTAATCCCTCCGCCGAATTACTTTCATCCATGTTTTTCGCTTGCTTTGAATCGATATTAGAAAAAACAGAATTTAACAATGGCGAGGGTAACGTGGTTGTGCAATCAGTGAGAGTTCATGAAACGGACACTGGTTACGCCGAATCAGATCGAAATGATTATGATAGATACTTGGAAATGTATCCCGAAGAAATAGAAGTTAGCCCTTCGTTGGCAAAAACTGAGATTTATCATAAACTTTTTCGGGGGATTAAATTCGCGAACCCAAAGGTTGAACTACAGGTGAAATTATGATAACGAAAAAGGAATTAAATGATCTCGTTGATCACTATGAGTTTGATGAAAGTCTGGCATTTGAACTTTCATTACCTGTGATTGATTTAAGGGTGAGCGGGTATGGTGAGATGGCGGATGAGCTTTATGAAAATCAACTTGACCTTATTAAAGAGATTGCGAAAGAACGGAGATTCTCAGAACTGGATCTCGCTGGGTTTATAGAATTGTATAACGCTTATTTATGTTAAAAATGGATTATTCAGAAATTCAACCGATTATTGATTTGTTTCCTTGTTTGCAAGGAGAGGGGATGTACGTGGGCGTTCCCCATATTTTGATAAGGCTTTCGGGATGTAATTTACGGTGCGCTTTCAAGGGGAGCTTGTGTGACACCACGTATAGTTCATGGAACCCTGAGAAAGGGAAATATTCGTTACAGGATGTTATCAATATTATCGATAAGAACCCCCAGATAGCGAATATTCTTATCACCGGAGGAGAACCAACATTGCACCCTGTTTTATTGAGGGGTTTAATCAATATAGCGAGAAAGGCGAAGAAAAAGGTAACAATCGAAACGAACGGAACCATCATCAAACCGGATGTTCTCGGAAAAGGTCATTACCCGGACCTTGTTTCAATCTCACCGAAACTGAGCAGTTCAACTCCCGATGGTTCATTTCAACAACAACATGAATCAAGGCGGGAAAACATTCCCGCGATAGTGTCATGGATCCGGTTCGCGAAACAACACCAATTAAAATACGTTGTATCAACCGACGATGATATCAGGGAAGTTCAGGATCAGGTATCGAGAATTGCTTTACGAATGATTGATGAGGGAGTTTCGTTTCCTCGCTTAACCGTCTATTTAATGCCGGAAGGTGACACGGAGGCGATGTTAGCGGAGAAAAGGAAATGGTTGGCGAAAAAGTGTATAGAGTTGGGATATTTCTATACCGACCGCCTTCATATAATAATATTCGGGACTGAAAGAGAAGCTTGATTATAACAAATATAAACACGAAATATGAAAAAGATAAAAGCAGGTGAAAACACCGTTCTTTCTAGCGAGGAAAGAAACAGGATGATAACAGAAGCGGCGAAAGCGTACGGTAAGTTCCTGGAAACTTTGGGGTATGACTGGGAAAACGATCCCAATATGATGAAAACGCCGTACCGGGTTGCGAAAATGTTCGTTAACGAGATCACATCAGGTGCGTACGCAAACCCACCTAAATTAGCGGTATTCCCGAGCTCGGGTTATTCGGGAATGGTGATAGAACACGGAATCGAGGTGAACTCGCTCTGTTCGCACCACCTACTTCCGTTTACCGGTTTTTGTAGTATCGCGTACATCAGCAAGGATAACGGTCAGGTACTCGGTCTTTCCAAGTTAAACAGAATCGTGCATTGGTTCGCGAAGAGGCCCCAATTACAGGAACAGCTAACCAAGCAGATTCATGACTATCTTTGTGAAGTTTTCGGGGAATCGGTTCTCGGCGTGGCTGTGTATATTGAGGCCGAGCATATGTGTGTTAGCATGAGGGGGGCTGAAGATAACAGTACCATGACAACTCATTATTGTTCAGGCGCTTTCCTTGATAATAAAATGAATAGCAGGGATGAGTTCCTTCGGGCTATTCAGATTTATAAACTCGGTAGAAAGTAAGGGAATGGGAGAGATTAGAAAAATAGAGAAAGAGATTCGGTGGGTTAAGGCTGGCGATATACACTGCCACCCATCCAACCCTCGAAGAAATTCGAAGTCGGCGAAGATGGTTGCCAAGAGCATCGAAGAATACGGGTATATAAATCCGATCGTCGTTGATGAAGAAGGTACGATTCTTGCCGGTAACACCCGGTTCAAGGCGTTAGAAATACTTGGAGTTGAAGAGTTTGATGTGTTGGTTGTTAAAGGATTGACAGAACAAGAAAAGATTGGGTTTCTGATTGCTGATAACAAGGTGAATGAATATTCGCAATGGAATTACGCTGGATTACAGAGATTAGTTGAGAAAGCTGGGAACAAGGAATCATTGAAAGCGATCGGGATTACTACCATGCAGGATAACAAAGATGAACTTGATAAATTAATCGCTGGTATTGATTGATATGTTTGAGAGACCTAAGAAAAGATTCATAATGGGACTTGCCGGTGCGATGGTTTATCACTGTAAAGGATCTGACGCGTTGAAAAAGATGCTTCTTTTACAGGATAACGATTATCTGATATCGACGTTGGATATGACGGCGGGTTGCGTCAAGTATTTTCTCGACGTGGTAGGTGGCAACCGGCTTTGGTTTGATTCCGGTGGTTTCACCTTGTTTAAAAAGGAAAAGAAGTTGGGCGCCGATAACCCAGCGTTTCACAAGGAATGCGAGGTGATGAAAAGAAAATTTTTGAGATTTCTTAAAATGGGAAGTTTCAAGATGTGCTTTGAGTTGGATAACGAATATTTTAGAAAGGATGAAGATTTATTGTCGCCGAAAAATTATTTACGCGAGGAAATTAAGGAGATAACGGGGTATTACCCGGCACCCGTTTTCAAACTTCATCAGGGATTTCAGTATTGGAAAGATTTATGCGATTCTGATCTTTATCCTGTTCTTTCAATTGGAGGTCTGGCGCAAGGTCGTCAATGGCATTTATATAGAGCGGAATTGGATAAGATGATGAAGTACGCGAGAGATAAGGGGAAGTATGTTCACCTTCTAGGGTGCTCGAATGTTGAGACAACTCGGTTCGTGATGCCGGATTCGGTCGATTATTCAATTTATCGATTCGCGATCAATATCGGAAGAGCGAAAGAGAATTATTTGAAGAAAGTCGCGGCGGGTGAGATTACCCCCCCACCGGAGGTGTACGAAAGCGCGGGACCCGATCTTTCCGGGAGAATCCCCTTGAAATATCTCGGTCAGGATATGATCGTTTTCGGGTTCGCTGACGCGAGAGCGAGAACCTTTTTGTACGAGAAACAGAATGATAAAATGGTGGAATGATGAAAAACGATCAAATTGAATTTATCCGACCGAAAAGACGGTTGGTGATGGGTCTCGGCGGTGGTTTGGTGAGTAGCTGCCGGTCAGACAAGGTTCTCGAAAAACTTCTGCTCGCTCATGAAAACGATTACCTGATTTCAACGGTTGATATGACAACCGGTTACATCAAGTTCATTCAATCCGTTGTTGGAGGCGACCGGTTGTGGTTAGATTCAGGTGGTTTCACTCTGTTTAAGAAACAGAAGAAATTAGGCGAGGATAATCCTCTTTTCTGGGTGGAATGCGAGAAGATGAAGAAGAAGTTTTTTCGGTTTCTCGGTTTGGGAAATTTTAAGATGTGTTTTGAACTTGATAATGAATATTTCAGAAAAGACCCGGATCTTTTATCTCCGAAAAATTATCTCCGGGATGAAATCAAAGAGTTGACCGGTTATTACCCCGCCGTGGTATTTAAGATGCATCAAGGCTTCCAATACTGGAAGGATCTCTGTGACTCCACTTTATATCCAATCCTTTCAATCGGAGGTTTGGCTCAGGGAAGGCAGTGGCATGTGTACAGGGATGAGATTGGAAAAATGATGAAATACGCTCGAGATAAAGGGAAGTATGTTCATTTGCTGGGATGTTCGAACGTGGAAACGGGTAGGTTTGTCATGCCCGATTCGGTAGACTTCTCCATTTTCAGGTACGCCATCAACTTGGAGAAAGCGAAGAAAAATTACCTTGACAAGGTGGAGCGGGGTGAGATAATTCCGGGAGAGGATGTGTATGAGAGTGCGGGCAGGGATTTATCAGGTAGAATACCTTACAAATATTTAAGCCGCGATATCGTCTTGTACGCTTTCGCTGAGGCGAGGTCGAGAGAGTTCCTCTACGAGAAACAGAACGAGGAAACGGTTATGTAATTGAATTTTAATAAGTTAAAGTATGTTAAACGGAAAAGAATTGGATCAGAACGGTATCATTACCGGTCATTTGAAAGAGAATTTAACGCAACACGGCTGCGATATTCGGCTAAAAAGAGTTAGCGTTGTGAAAGGGCAGGGGTTTGTTCCTGTTAAGGGTAAAACAATGTTACCTTCCTACGAGGAAATGAAGCCGTACGAAGATATGAACGGAAATCTGGTTTGGCATTTTGAACCCGGATATTATATGATTGATTTCGTGGAAGGGTGCAATATTTTGAAGAATAAGATGGGTCGGATCGTTCAAAGAAGTTCTGTTGCGAGATGCGGTGCGTGGATTTATTCATCCATCTTTGACGCCGGGTTCAGAACTGAATCGATGGGTACTTTCATGGAAGTATTCCATCCTCTAACGATAGAAGTGAACGCTCGCGTGGCTCAGTTCTATTGCTATGATTGCACGGAGGTGAGTGAAGGTGATTTATATAACGGTCAATATCAAAACGATAAACAGAGAAATGGTAATTAGTATTTCAGGTGCACAGTGCACGGGTAAGACAACGCTGATTAACGCGTTGAAAGAAACGGAATCTTTCAAGGAGAATACCGTTTTCATGGGGTCTCCTTCCAGAAAAGGAAATGATAAGGGTGTGAAGATCAATCAGAGTGCGGGTCTCATTGATCAGTTATGGATCACGTCATTGTATATCAAGGAATTGATTGAAACGGTTATGTCCCATCCCAAGCATGTTATCTCGGATAGGTGTATTCTTGATATGCTCTGTTACACGGATTATCATTATTATCACTCTGATGGGTTGGAGAGAAATAGGTGGTCAGAGATGCGTGACACGGTGACCCAGCTTATGTTTCACGTGGAGGGGTTATACGATTACCATATCATTCTGAAACCTGAGTTTGAGATAGTCGATGATGGCGTTCGGTCGATCGATCCCGTCTATCAAAGAGATATAAATAATCTGTTTAAGGAGAATGTGAATATGTTGATGGATTTCGTCCCGGAGAAAATTATTCACGTTACGGGGTCGGTCGAAGAGAGAGTAAAATTCATTTTATCCTTGATAAAATAGTTGGATAATTCATAAACATAGTGTATCTTTATAGTGTTAAAAATATTGATATTATAAAGATACACCTTAATTTTTATTTAGATGAAAAAAGCGATTTTAAGTTTATCAGGTGGTTTGGATAGTACGTGCTTGCTCATGTACCTTCTATCCAACGATTACGAGGTTAAATCTTACTCCTTTCAATACGGTCAGAAGCATCAGGTTGAATTGGAGAAGGTGAAAAGGAATATTGAGTTTTTGAAGGGTAAGGGGTTTAAATTATCGCATCAGATTATCGATCTGAGAGATTGTTTCAGTGACAGTAATTCGTCTCTTCATGTAGGTGGGGCTCCTATACCGGAAGGTCATTACGCCGAGGAAAACATGAAATCAACGGTTATTGAGAATAGAAACGTGATCTTTTCCGCTATCATTTATGGGAAGGCACTTTCATGGGCGAACAAAACGGAGAGTAATGTTGATGTGTTTTTGGGTCTACATAGTGGCGATCATACATGCTATCGCGACACCTCCGAAGAATCTCGTATCGCTTGCGAACATGCGTTTAAGGTATCGAATTGGGGTAGTGAAAGGGTTGACTACGAAGCTCCGTTCAATCACATGGATAAAGGTGGTGTTCTTGCTGAAGGGTTACGGGCGATGATAATCCTTGGGTTTAATGATTGTGAAATTAATTTCGTTTTGGGTAATACTCATACGTGCTATAACCCAGATTCTGAAGGAAGATCATGTGGAAAATGCGGGGCGTGCTGCGAAAGACTCGAAGCGTTCCAAGTGAACGGAATCACTGACCCTGTAACATATCAAAATCATGATTAAGATAGCGCATGAAGCACCGTTATCGATCATGAACAAGGTTCAAAAGATGACGGATTACGATTACGCGTTGGTTCATCTATTTGAAGATCCGGAAGTGGGAGAGAAATACCTTAAATTTTTCTCTGATGCGTTGAAAAAGGGAAGGGATGTTATTCTTGATAATTCCGTTTTCGAGCTCGGTTCGGCGTTTGATTCAAACCGGTTCAGGTCATGGATAAAAACATTGAAACCGACTTATTATGTGTTACCGGATGTTTTAAGGAACGCGAAAGAAACGATGAGAATCGCCAAAGAATGGGAACCTATTCCGGGATGTGGTTCGATAGGCGTTGTTCAGGGAGTTACGTGGGACGATCTCGTTACTTGTTATAGGTTTCTGGCGGCTCGATGTGACATGGTGGCTTTACCGTTCAATCTTCCTATTTATTTATCACTTGGAAATGACGAGAACCAGGCGATGGCGTATTGCAAGGGGAGAAGGGTGTTCATTGATAAATTGATGGAAGAAGGTGTTCTTGATGAATTAAAACCCATGCACTTACTTGGAACTGTTTTACCTCAAGAAGTAAAACAATACGAGGATTATCATTATTCTTTCATTAAGAGCATTGATACATCAAACCCTGTCATTCACGGACTACACCGTATTCGATACACGGATAACGGCTTGGAAGATAAGGTTCCAACCATGCTTCATAAAATGATAGGGGTGAAAGTTACCCCTTCTGAGTGGACTGACATAAAATTTAATATAAAGAAGTACCGAAATTTCGCCGGATATGTTGGTGAATAGATAAACTTTGTGTATCTTTACAGTGTTGAAAGATAAACATTAATAAAAACACGAGATTATGAAAACATTTAAAGAGATGACAAAAGAGGAGCTACGGAAGGAAGCCGCAACTCGGGGTATTAAGAATTATATTATCATGCCTACGATGAAACTCGTTGAGGCCTTAGAGGAAGACGAAAGACGGAAACAATCGGTGGCTGACCAGCTCGGTCAGGATGCTAAAACGAAAGCGGAGAGAGTTATCGAATTTTATGACCGGCTCGCCGAATACGGGGCTTGTGATCTGTACGCGAAAGTTGATTCAATCGTTGATGATCGCGAGATAACTGACTTGGAAGATTCCGAGTTAGATGAAATCCTCGCGCTAGAGGAAGGTTTTGATCTTTCTAAATTCAAAAAAGCTACCGTTAAAGAGGAGAAAGAAGAGAAGAAGGTGCCGGAAGAGAAGAAAGAGGAATCACCTGAAACTCCTTCTGAAAAGAAATCCGTTGCGAGTAAGAGAAACGGTGTTGTGGCTCTTAGCAATCCGATATTACCTCAGATTAAGAAACTTTTGGCGGAAGGGAAAAAGAACGCTGAGATCGCGAAAATACTTGGTAAGAGTAGTGTTTACATTTATAAATGCGTTAAGGCGATCAAATCTGAAAATGAATAATTCTCGGGGTTCCCTTTTAGGAACCTCGCTTTCTAACGAAATATGAAGGATTTAATAGAATATCTTAATTTAAACGGATTCACTTATGATGTTTCCGAGTTGGGTGTTATAACCACGGGTGGTGATACCTACGAATTATCATCACCGAACAGGGATGGTTTTTTCTTTGATCGAGGTTTCAATTATATAGGAACTCCGATTACCGCTAATAATTACATCTACAAATTCGGTCAGTTATATTACACGTTAAAGAAAGGCGATGAATCGAACGTGAAATTGAAACTGTTTAAATACGTGGGAAAAGTTGACAGCGAGATCCCCACCTTATCGTTTCTCGGTGTTCACGGTCCTTTCGAGTTATTGAACGGCACGGGAAATTACAATGATTGGTGCTTGAAGGCTAAATTTTTCGGCGTTGAATATCTGGGTATATGTGAGAAAAATATTTTGGCGGGGGTTTTGAAGTTTCAGTTAGCTTGTGAGAAAAATGGGTTGAAACCCGTGGTGGGCGAAACAGTTGCGGTTTTCAGCGAGAAAAGAGATTTGATGTATGATGTGAAACTGTATGTTGAGAACGAAATCGGTTGGATGAACCTTCTATCGATAAACAAGGAGATCAATGTTGGCGATAATTTAAGGGTTGAGGAGGAAAAGTTTCTGTCTCTCTTGGATGGTCTAGTAGTTGTTATCGATCCGAAGAGTTTGAAATTCGAGGATATTCCAGCCAGTTTATCGAACGCTTGTTATCAACTTGATTCCGTTACGTTTGATTCGGATGACAGGGATAAGGCGTACTTACAGAATCTTCAGAAATACCTTTCCAGCAAGATGGTTGTGACAAATATTTGTGACGCTTATTATCTTGACCAAGAATATTCTTATCTGAAACGAGCGGTGAACTTGATAGGTGGTGTTAGTAATGATCTATCTCGAAATCAGTATTTCAAGTGCAACGAGGAATACTTGATGGAGATAAAAGACCTGTTCAGGGAGGAAGATGGCGATTCGATGTTCGATTTGCTTGAACTTGCGATAGATAACACGAATGATATCGCTAAACGATGTTCATCTTTCAAGATCGAGATGGATGTGAAACACCTCCCTAAATATAAAATGACGGAAGAAGAGTTTAAGAAGTACGGTGGTTCGAAAAAGGATATGTTCATTGATTTGATCGGTGAAGGGTTGATGGAGATGAATATACCTGAAGGGGACATGGATAAGTACTTGGAGCGAGTTGAGAAGGAGGTTGGTGTTATCGAGAGAGGTGGAACTATCGATTATTTTCTCATTCTGTGGGATATAGTTAAATGGTGCAAGGAAAATAATATATTGGTGGGGTTCGGTCGTGGTTCAGGTTGCGGGTCTCTTTGTGCGAGAGCGATGAATTTAACCCACATAGATCCGTTTGATTACGATCTTCTGTTTGAGAGATTTTTATCTGAAGGTCGTATAGGGAAACAAGTTGACGTGAACGTTATCGAGTTAAACGGGGAGTACGAGATAGAGGAAAATAAAATCGTTTTAATCAAACGTGGTGAGAAGGAGCTTGAAGTAAAAGGATCTGAACTCGAGGAAGGTGATATCATTTTGAGTGATAACGTGTTGTATAAAATTGGAAACGAGATAAATCATGATAATAATTAAAAATATAAGAGTTGCAGCTACAATAAATATCTAATTCAATAATATTTTGGATATAGACTTGGATGTGAAAAATATTATTATTATCTTTGGATACGATAGTAACGTTGAATCTTATTTAAAACATAAGAATGAATGAAGTCATTAGTATCAAATCACGAAATATTGAAAAAATGTACCGAGGGATCAGTAACTCCTTTTAAAAATAATTTGGGTGTATATAATATTTTATATAAAACAACCTGTCTTGTTAATGGAAAGGTGTATGTTGGCATTCATTCAACAACTGATTTAAACGATCAGTATATAGGTTGTGGTATTTATTATGATTGTAGGGCAACCATTGATGCAAATTATAGAAATAAGGAGAGGGAATGTTTAGGTAAATATTTGATAAAGTATGGGGTCTCATCTTTTGTTAGGGAGAATCTTTTGTTTTTTGATAATATAGAGCAAGCGTTGTTTCAAGAAAGAAAAGTTGTTGATAGGGGGTGGCTTCTTGATAAAAGAACATTAAATGTAAAATTTGGCGGGACAAGACCACCTGTTCGCGTAGGGAAAGATAATGGCAATTATGGGAATAAATGGACGGAAGAGCAGAAAAGGCATCTATCTGAATTAAAAAAACAAAGAGGCGATTGCGTTGGAAGTAAAAATCCAAACGCAAAACCCGTTACCGTTATTGATATTTGCACATTGGATTTTTTTTATTTTAATTCATCTTACGATGCTTGCAATTCATTAGCACCTGATAAAAAAAATGGTTCATTATTAAAAGCGTTAAGTAAAAAAAAGATTTTTGCAAAAAGATTTCTTGTTTTTAGAAGAGGGGATTGTCCTGATAATATTGAAATATTGAAAATGATTATTTTAAATATTATCAGTAAGTCATCATATTTTAAATATTTTATAAAAAACAAAACATGGGATTAATAGTAAAAAAAGTAAGAAAAAAAATCCGGCAAGAGCTTGTTGGTGGGTCCTTGCCGGATCTCTGAGACCTCGATACCGACTTCGAGATGGGGAGAAGAGGCGAGGTGAAAGAGTACATGGAAAGAAGGTACGGTAAGGATCAGGTTTGTTCTGTCGGTACTTACACGACCTTGCAAGTGAAAGCGGCTATCAAGGATTTGTGCAGGTTGGAGGGTATCCCGGTACCCGAGGTGAATATGTTCACGGCCAAGATAGACGGGGTGAAAGATTTCGATGATCTGTTTCGTATGGCTTGCCAGAAAAAAGATGTCGCGTATTTTATCAATAAATATCCGGGAATAATTCAGGCGGTTGGATTGATTCAAGGCCAGCCTAAGGCAAAATCAATCCACGCTTGTGCCATGATGGTGTACCCGGATGACCACGATATGTTCCATTGGAACCCGGTAAGAAGGCAAGGAGACATGATGGTGAGTGAATGGGAAGGCGGTGAGTTGGATGGAGCCGGGTTCCTGAAAGAAGATATTCTGGGTATCCTCCAGCTAAGTAAATTCGGGGATATATTGAAATTGGTGAAAGAGCACACCGGGAAAGATGTCGATATATATACCTTACCTCTTGATGACAAGAAGGTGTACACCTATTTTCAGAAAGGTTGGACGGGGGATGTATTCCATTTCGGTGCAAAGGGATTGACAGGGTATTGTAGGATGATGAAACCGGATAACATAACGGAATTGGTAAACTGTATCGGATTGTATCGTCCTGGTGTAATGGAGGGTAATTTTCATAATGAATACATATTGAGAAAGAACGGGGAAAGGGAAGTGTCATTCCGGAAGGGATCGGATGAGATATTGCAAGATACCCGTTATATCATGATATGGCAGGAGCAGACCATGAAGATGTTTCAGAAGTTAGGCGGGTTCAACTTGGTGGAGGCTGATGATGCAAGACGTGCATTGGGAAAGAAAAAGGTTGAAAAATTATTGCCTTTTAAGGAACGGTTTTTGAAGCACTACACCTCTAATTTCGGGGTTGATCAAAAATACGCTGAAGATACGTGGAAAGAGATTGAGAACATGGCCGCCTACCAGTTCAATCATTCCCACGCCGTTGCTTACGCGAATACGGGTTACGCTTGTGAGTGGCTGAAGGTGAATTATCCTCTTGAATACTGGTCTGTCGCTTTCTCCTACGCTGATGATGATGATTATTCCGTTTACCTTCACGAGATAAACGAGATAGGTAATATCAAGGTTCTACCTCCCGATATTAATGAATCAACCGATAAGATCAAGACTGATTTTAACGACAACAGCCTGGTTTGGTCAATATCTTCAGTGAAACAGGTAGGTGAGAAAGCACAAGTTGAGATCATGGAAGAGAGATCGAAGAACGGGCCCTATTTCAGTTTCGAGGAGTTCTTGGATCGACATTCACAGAAAGGGAGTGCCGTTAACAAGAGCGTTATTGAGAACTTAGTTTCATGCGGTGCGTTTGATAAACTTGAATCCATATCGATTCCTGTTGATAGGTTACGTTTGATCGATCGGTACAGGGAGTTGAACAAAGTTAAAATTGACAAGGAGAAAGATCCGTTTGAATCGAACCCGGATAAGCGGAAATACGCGTGGTGGCATGGTTTAAGGCAGAAAAGGTTGTGCGGGCTGGCGTTCTTTGATTATCCCAGGTTATACACGGATTATTTCAAGGAAATGCTCGATAGATCTGATTACCCGTTCAAGGATTTCTCAGAGATAGTTGATGATCCGGTTGATAATAGGAGCTTGAATTTAACCGTTGGTGGTTACGTTTACGATATTGAAGTGAAGAGCGGTAAAAAGGGGGAGTACGCGATCATCACGTTGGAGCAAAATTACCAGTTTAGAACCGTCGTTTTCTGGGCGAATGAGTACGCGGCGTTTGAGAACATTTTGAAAACCTGCAAAAACTCGATACTGTTCATGAACGGAAGAACGAACTGGGATGGAAGGAACCAACAAACTGCCATTTACGCCAACGAAAGCACGGAAGTTTTGGTGTTAACTTAGTCGAAAATCCTTGGTTTTAAGATAAACTTTATGTATTTTTAGAGTGTGAAACGTAAAATTTGAACGAATGAATACGGTAGTTCATATAGGAGATAAACCGGTTGTTCTCATATCGGAAGATTCAGAAGAAGAGATTGATATTGATGCCTTGTGCAGGATTGACCATTCAAACCTTTACGGGGAGATAGTCACGGTGTCAGCCCTTCTAAATAAAGTCGGTATTTGGAAATCGGAAGCGGAAGCGTTATATAATAAAAGCAAGTTAAGATGTGATATATACGAGGCTAATTTCAGGAAAGAGATAAGAATTGAAGCTAACAAGAATTTAGGTAAGTTTAAGATAGGAGATGATCTGATCAAGTTAACGGAGAAATCGGTTGATGAGGCTATTTATTGCGATGAAGAATTTCAGAGATTGAAGAATGATATGATTGAAAATCAGAGAATGTTAAACATATTGGATTCGTGGTTCTGGGCTATTAATGATAAGAGTAAGAAGTTAAGTTCGATAGTGAAACCGGTATCGCCGGAAGAATTTTTAAATGAATTGGTTGAAGCTAAGGTGAATACGTTTTTAATTAAGAAAGGAATCAAGTAGTATGGAATCGTTTGTGTTTAAGAACATGGAGATCAAACCGTGCGCCTATTCTCTGGGTAGATACGATGTTTTCGAGAGCAGGGAAGCGGAAAGTGGGAAGATCTATTCGAAGGATATCGCGTACGGGGTAACATTAGAGAGAGCCGTAACATTAATGGTTGAAAATATTGGGTTTGAAGAAGCGAGAGACTTAACGGAATTTTTAGAGAAATATTCTTTTTTGAAAGATGAGTTGTTAAATAAATTATCGAAAATCAAGTAATCAGTTAACAGTTTAAATTTTTAGAATTATGGCATTTGATAGAAGTAAATTTAAAGCATCAAGTTTTGAGTCAATTCAGAAAGAAGAACAGAAACAGAAAGAAACAAACAAAACATTTTATCAAACCGAAGGTCGACGCGCGCCCTTTTACGTGATTAGCGATGGTCGGAATTGGTTAAGAGTGTTGCCGTCAACAAGCGAGGATACGGCCGCTTACGTGGCGATGCGTACCGCTCAACTTCAAGTCATGGATGATGAATGGGAGAACGGGGAGAAAACCGGGCGGAAAGTGCTGAAGAATAAGAAAATTTTCATCGCGACAACGCATTGCAGGGCGGTAAAAGAAGCCGGGTTACAAGATCCCATTGAGTTTTACATTCAAAAGGCGTTCGAGAAAGCCGAAGAGTTTCAGGATGAGAATGATAAGAAAAAATTCTTGTTCCCGATTCAAGGGGGTGGCTCCGGTAAAAATTGGAGACCGGGTTGCATCCCTCAATCCACCTGGATTTGCTACGTTCAGGACCAGAAAAGAGACCTGTATCGGTTGGAATTGAGAACGAACTGGTTCAATCAACTTCATAAGAAATCCGTCGAGCTGGCGGAAGAATCCAACAAGGTATCGCTTGACATGTTCTCATCACCGGATGATGGATTCCCTCTGATTATCGTGAAAGGGGTGAAAACGCAGAACGGGAAGGAAAGAGTGTATTACGATATTGAGGCGGGTAAGCCCACCATCGGTCAATCATGGGATGATTTTTTCGGTAAATGTAAAATCACGGACTCCGAATTGGAAAGATTGATGAACCAACCTTCCTTGAAGGAGTTGTACGTAGATAGTTACACGACTCGCGACCTTAATCTGGCGTTGGAAGGATTGAAGAACTTGGAATCACAACACCCGGAATATGATATTTTGAGTGACCCTGATTTCGAGGAATTGGTTAAGAAATTGTACGAGGTTGTACCTGAACCGAAAGAAGTGGCGGAAGATTCCGTCGAGCAAGCGTTCAAAAGAGAGGAATCAAACGAGATCACTCCTTTGAAAATGAAGAAGTTTTTAAGAGAGTACATTGCTGAGAATTACTCTGAAGAGGGGTACACATTACCTGATTTATCGAAGGATGATCTGCCAAGATGGTATAAGTTAGCGATGGAGGGAGAAGAACTTCCTTTTGACGAATTGGAGGGAGAAAGCGGGGGAGAAACTGAACCGTCGCGAGAGGAAGAGAAGCCGGTCAGTGATGGTGCGAAAGCCCACGACCCGGCTTCAGTGAAAGCGTCTTTGAGAAACATCCTTAACCGTAAAAAATAAGAAAGGGTTTTTACCCTTTCTTTTAAATATTATTCGTTATGGAAGAAAGAAAAGTTATAGCGATAATATCAACCGATTGGCATCTTCAGCAATCGAACACTTCCATCATCAAGGATCTTGTAAAACAACAGATCGATTTGGCAAGAGAAGAGAATTGCACGACCCTTCTATGTCTTGGTGACGTATTTGATAGCAGGGTATCTCAAAGAGAAGAGGTATTGAACGCTTTCACGGATATACTCGACATGATACATGCCAACCAAATGTTGCTCGGGTGTATTCCCGGAAATCATGATAAAACAGATTATAAAAGTGACCGGAGCTTTCTCGACCCCTTCTATTATCATCCGGGGTTAGTGCTGCATAGAATAGAAGGGTTGGTAAGTATTCAAGGTCTTCCTGTAGCGTTCATACCTTTCTATGACACGGATATCTGGTTAGAGAGATACGAATTGATCAAGCAGGATGTTTTCGATAAAAATTTCAAGGAAGGAACTCTTATCGTTTTGATGAGTCATATCGCGTTGAACGGTAGCGTTAACAACGATGGATCGAAAGTGGTGAGTTCGATAACCCCTAGCATGCTATCAGAAACGTTCACGCACGTTTATCTGGGTCATTATCATAACACGCAAGAAGTGGCACCGGGAATCGTTCATTTATCTTCTATCCGGCAAAATAATTTCGGGGAGGATAACGTGAAAGGATTCTGGGTTTTGTACAGTGATGGAGAAGTTGAGTTCAGAAAATCAAAATTCACGGAATACAAGGTGGTGAAAGTCGATCTTGATAAAACATCGAAATCAGATCTTGTCAAGCTGGCGGGTGAGATCGACACTTCCAACGCGAAGGTAAAAATCGAATTTTCCGGTTCAGAATCCAAGTTAAGGTCGTTGAACGATGATATATTCTCTGAAAAAGGGGTTATTGTGAAAAAGAAGAGAAAAGATCTTGATATTATCGACCCCGAGATTGAAAATATTCCATCCACCTTGACAGGAAGTGATATGAAAACGATGTTCGAGAAATTCTGTGAGGAAAAGGGGTATGACGTTGAAAAGGGGTATAGATTTTTGAAAAAATACGTGGGATAATGGATTTGAAAAGTATGATCGCCGGAATCGAGAAAGAGTTCGGTAAAGAAGCTATATGTGGTAATTACATAGACGTGGAGAGGGTTCCTTCGGGATCTCTCGTTTTGGATGAAGCGTTGGGTGGTGGCTACGGCCTTGGTAGGCTGGTTGAGTTGTTCGGTTATGAAGCGAGTGGGAAAAGCACGCTCGCCATCCACGCTTGTAAATCTATACAAGATACGGGTCGTTCTGCCGGTTACATAGATACTGAACAAGCGATGGACCCGGATTACATGAGAGCGTTAGGGGTCGATTTAAGTCCTGAAAAGTTCGTGTTGAGCCAGGCGGATTCCGCCGAGATGGCTCTAACTATCATGAGAAGGATGTTGGATTGTCCTGATATAGGGATAATAGTTCTTGATTCGATAGCGGCTCTCGTTCCGAAGGCGAGGATAGATGGAGACGTAGGTGACGCGGTGATAGCGTTGGTGGCACGGTTGATGAGTGCCGAGTTACCTCTAATCGCGCAAAAAGCGAAGAAGAATAAAACGCTGGTGATGTTCATCAATCAATATAGAAGTAATATCGGGTTCATGGGGTCGGCCAACACAACGCCCGGTGGTAACGCCATGAAATTCTACGCTTCACAGAGAGTGGAGGTTTGCAGGGTCGGTAACAAAAAGGAAGGTGATGACGTGACCGCTATTCGAAGCAAGGTAACGGTTAAAAAGAACAAGATCGCGCCACCGTTCAAGCAAGCGGAAATATCCATCGCTTTCGGAAAAGGTATCGATACCATGCAGGAAATACTCGATTTCGCGGTTGGACAAGGTATCATCAAGAAAGCTGGTAGTTGGTTCTCGTACGAAGGTGCGAATCTGGGTCAAGGAGAGGCGAATATCAAAACGATTCTCGCTGATAACCCCGAGTTATTGGAAGAAATACGTGGTAAAATAAAGATTGGATGACATGGTACCTGTAAGATTAAAATTGGTGAACTTTCTATCGTTCAAGGAACTTGAATATGATTTCGAGAATGGTCCCGTTTTGCTGATGGGAGAGAACAGGTCGGATGAAGGTCAGGAAAGTAACGGAAGCGGGAAAACGGCGATTCAATCCGCCATCGAGAAATGCTGGTTAGATTACACTTCTAGAAGGGGGGTTCGTGATGTTGATTTGATAAGAAGGGGGCAAGACGAGGCGGTTATCGAATCGTGGGTTTATTGCCCGGTAAGGGACGAGATGTTTCACATAAAGAGAACATTGACGAGAAAAGGAAATAAACTTGAATTGTACGTTAACGATGAACCGGTTTCGTTCGCCACCGTGAATGACGGTAATAACTACATCATCGATTGGTTCGGTATAAGCAAGGAAGATTTAAGTAATTATTACGTGGTGAACAAGGAACGGTTCGTTTCATTCTTTACCTCTTCTAATTCTCAGAAATTGCAATTGATAGCGAGGTTCAGTAACGCCACCTTTCTCGATAACGTGGATTCGGATATAAAGGTGGAAGTATCGAGCAGGGAGGCCGCTCGCGAGTCGCTAGCTCGCGAGAAGGCTTTCGTTCAAGGTAGGATCGAAACGTTGAAAGAGAGTTTGGCGGGTTGTTCGATGGATAAATACGAGCGAATGAAAGAGGAAGAGATTTCATCGTACAGGAATCGAATAATAGAAAAGGAATCCGAGATAGCTTTGAACGAGGAAAAGATCGACGCCTTGATCCTGGAAATGGGTGGAATTGAACGGGGTCTCGTCATGGTTAACGATAAATTGAAGGAGCAATCCTCTTTTTTATCAAGCAGAGTTAAGGAGGGGGATAAGATATCGAAAGAGATCGATTCCATTAATAACGCGTTAAAGGAAGTGGGTAATGGCGAGAAGCAAGTGAGGGATGATATCAAGGAATCCATCGGCACTAAATCGGAGATAGAGGAGGCGTTAGCTGATATTGATGCCGTGCTGGCGGGTATCATAACCTGCCCCAAATGCGGTCACCGGTTTCTTTTTGACGAGGACGCTGATATAAAAGTGGAGGAGGAAAAGAAGGTTGATTTAATCAAGCTAAACGAGGAAATAAACAGTTCAATCGTTCTTTTGAATGACGATTTATGCAGGATAGAGGAACAATCCGAGCGTTTAAGGGGTGATTTAAGATCAAAGAGGGAGGAAGAATCTCGTTTTACCAGTGAATTATCGGTTTTAAGGAAGAATCTGGCTAAAGTTGAAGAAGATATTGAGAGAGATAAATTGAAGTTAGAAACTTATAAAAAACAGGTCAAATCGCTCGAAGGTGATATCGAAAGGTCGAAAGAGGAAGTGAAAGAGCTGGGCGTGAAAATAGACGAGGTGAGCAAGGGAGATGTTGGAAGTGCTTTCATGGAGGAGAGAAAGGGGATTGAATCCGGCTTGGAGAAAGAAAACGAGAAGCTAAAAGAACTCGATCAAAAAATTGAAACGGTTGACGGTGAACTTCAAAACGCGAGAGAGTGGTTGGTGCAGTACAAGGAATTCAGGATGTATCTCGCTAACGTTAGCGTGAAGGAAATCCAGAGGAATTGCAACGAGACGCTCCGGGATATGGGATCTGACCTGTTAGTTAGCATAGACGGGTTCAAGAGAAAAGCAGACGGGACCGTGAAGGAGGAGATAACGCCCACTATCTTGAGGGACGAACCCCTACCTTTTAATTCGTTTTCAGGTGGTGAGAGGGGGAGGTTGGAGTACGCGATGATACTCGCCCAGCAAAGGATGATAAATCAATCTAACGAGCATGGGGGTTTGAATTTCCTTTTCACGGACGAGATAGCGGAGGGGATTGACGCGTTAGGCTTGAGATCTCTCGTTAAATCGTTGAATAGGTTCAGTTACCCGATACTCGTGACAACGCACGTGGTGAATCAATCGGTTGGAACGAAGGTCCTGAAAGTGACCAAGGAAAATAATATTAGTAGAATAGAATAGCATGGAAGAGAAAATTTATATAGGGGTAGATCCGGGGAAACTAGGTTTCCTTTGCATTCTCGCGCCTAACGAAGAGCCGGAGTTCATCGCGTTACAGGATGACCCGAAAAAAGATTTCAATATCTGGCACGTTAGAGGGGTTATAGAAGGTGTATTCACCCGGTTTCAGGGAAAGAACGTGGTGGTTGGGATAGAGGATGTTCACGCGCTGTTCGGAGCCTCTGCCGGTTCAACGTTCAATTTCGGTTACATAACTGGTGTTTTGAACGGGTTGGTAGCGGCGAAAGGTGTTACGCTCGTTAACCCCAAGCCGAAGGAATGGCAGAAAGTGATGTGGGAAGGCGTGGGTATCGTGAAGAAGAAATCGTCATCCGGTAAAACGGAGGTAACGGACACGAAGGCGACCTCTATCAAGGCTTGTCAGAAGCTATTTCCAAGCGTGGATCTGAGAAGAACCGCCAGATCAATCAAGTTGGATGATAATAAATGTGATAGCTTGCTTATAGCATCCTATCTGAAACGTAAAAATTTTTAGGTATGGCGACGAAATTTTATTGCAAAAACGAGAAGTGCGAGAAATTCAACGAGGAATTTCACTTCAAATCGATAATTTACGTCATGCGAGACGGTCATCTAGTTCCGAGAGAGAGATTGGTGTGTGATAAATGCGGGAAGGAACTGGAAATGGTGAAAGTGAAAAACGAAGGTGGTGTTGGATTTAATCTTGGTAGGTTCGATTCCCTTTCCAACGATGAGAAAAAGAGGTGGATCATGAAGCGCAACGAGAAGGTACGAAAACAGGATGCCGAGATGAAACGCTTCTACGAGAAAAAGATTATAGGAACTAATTTGGATTGATATGGGAGAGTTATTAAAAAGCGATGTATGGGAGATCTGTCTCGGCATCGTGAAACATCAAAAGGTGCAGATCATGGTTCTTCGAAATTTCGGAGAATTGAGTTTCTGGTTGGTTGATTCATTCTCCTCCAAGGGGATAGGTCAGAGTTATAACGAGATAACGGGCAGGGATGTGACCAAGTATTTATCCAACCAAGCGTTTTACTCGCCATCAGGTAAATCGTTACTTGAACAGTCACAGGGAACGCGAACGGTAACTATGAAGTTCGGGCACGATGATTATATCTGGGTTCTGAATGTTGAGTGATCCGGGAGGGGGCGAGAGCCCTCTTTTTATTTTAAGATTTTTTACCCAAACTTTTTCCGGTTTTCTGTTGTACATTGATAAACTTTGTGTATCTTTACAGTGTTGAAAATGATGTA